ATCACCATGCGATTTTTTTGGCGATAGCTAGCGGGCTGTAGAGCAGTAAAATCAAGGCTTTCAGGCGTTCCGATTCGCACTAATTCGCATCGATTGGTACAAAAACTGGTACAGGATCAGCGGTCCGACTCATAAGCCGCGACGCCCTTCCCTACCGCCCGCCATTCGTCCTGCGGCATACGCGAATCACAGATGAATACCTCGACCTCCCCGCCTTCTTTCGGCTCCGCAGGCCGAATAGCAGCATGCCGAAGAATCGTCTCCATGTCCGGTACGTAGCTGCTCTCCGAGCCGTGGAACGACCAGATGCCATGTTTCCCAGCGCTGCCCACCTGGTGGTCGAGTTTCACCGACCAGCCCTTGAATCGAATGACCAGCATCGCCCTGCTCCGTAGGAAAAGGCCGTAGTCTACTCCTAATTCTGACAGGCCTGGTTCGCAGCCAGGAGTTGCGCCTCGTAACCAATCCGCTGCCGCCGCTCGGCCAGCAGCGCTCTTACCTTGGTCTGTAGGTCGTCGCCTTTCCGCAGCCCAGCCGCTGCCCATGCCGGCACTTCTACCGCCGGCACTCGGCACGGCACGGCAACGGGCACTTCTACGCGCACCGTGCGCGGCTCGGCTTCCTGCCGGCCGGCGCATCCCGCCAGCGCGAACACCAACCCCAGCACCTGCACCACCTGCGCCTTTCGGCTGCACCTGCCGAAAATCGCTGCACCTGCAGTCTTTCGCCACGCCTGCAGCTTCATAGGCCCAACTCCTGATCGATGACCGCCTCGGCGGCCGCACACTGCCCGCCGGCGGTTCGCTCACGTACCAGGCGCTGGGCTTCGGCATACTGCTCCGCGGCCTGCTGCCGTCCCCGATCCACAGCCTGCGCGGCATCCCGGGCGCGCTGCTCGCCGGCCACGCGCAGCGCGGCAACCTGCCGGACCTGCTCCGCCACTGCGTCCTCCAGGCCTCCCCTGGCGGCGCGGCAGGCGACCAGATCCGCCAACGCGGCATCGACCTTCGGCCGGTAGTGCCGTGCGCCGAGCCAGACACCGCCGGCGGTGCCGAGGCCAAGCAGTAGCAGGCAGGCCAGCGCGATCGAAATCGCGCGGGCCGAGATCACGACAGCGACTCCAGGAACAGCGCCCGTTCCGCCGCGCGACGCTTGACCAGTCCCTCCAGGCGCTTGCCGCCCGCATTCACCCAGCGCGGGAACTGGTCCGCCGCACCCCGGTAGTCACCCTTGTTCAGTAACTTGAGCAGCGTGGACGACGCAAGATTGGCCGATCCCAGGTTGTAGACGAAGCTCATCAGGGCATCCCACTGATTCTGGTTCAGCGGCACTTTCACCAGCTTTTCCAGTTCAGGCTCGAAGCGCTGAATGTCATTGGCCAACATCCGCTCGGCCTGCTCAACGGTGATCGTCATGTAGCGGGTCACGCCCCGCGTAGTGCCATAGCCGATGGTCCAGACACCCACCGAGTCCTGATAGGCGGACAAGCGCAGGCCCTCGAACGATTTGATGAGGTCTATGCCTCGTTGGGAAGTACGCATTTACGGGTCTCCAGAAACGACGAAGCCCGCTCAATGGCGGGCCTATCTTCGTCGGAAAGGTGTTCGGGTCAGCTACCGGCCAGGATCGCCAGCAGCACGGGAGACGACAGCCAGGCAGCGGCTCCACAGGCGAGGATCAGCAGGCTGACCCCGATGCAAAAATTCAGGAAATGACTCGTTGGCATTTTGACCTCCAGCCAGTCTTTAACCTTCAGCAAGATTGGTCTACGATTCACGTATGTTCTGCTCCTTGTCCTTCCCAAGGGGTGGAAATAAAAACCCCCGGCACGCTGTGAACGTCCGGGGGTTTTGCTTTTCGGGAGCAATGCTCCCAGGTCTCTTCTATTGACGCCTTCGCATTCCGGGCTTACCTTTCCCCTGCCGCTGCAAATTCAGCGGTCGGGCTTGGCCGCCCGGATCGGTAAGGCGCACAGCGCCGCAGGGCGTTTTTTTGTGCCCTCGCTTTATGGCGGGCTGTGCGTGGGACACCTTCGGGTGTGCCGGGAGCCTTACCCCCGGTCGGCCAACCCGCGTACAGTTCGCCTCCCTCTTCTTGGTCGCAGAGATGGCGAACTCCCAAACAGGTAAGGAGTCCTCATCATGCAAACCGCTCAAATAATTCCGTTCCAGTTCGAAGCTCGCGAAGTTCGTACCATGCTGATCGATGACCAGCCTTGGTTCTGCGTCGCTGACATCTGCCGCGTGCTCGGCTATGCAAACAGCCGCGACGCCCTGGCCAAGCATTGCCGGGAAAAGGGTGTAGCGAAACGCGACACCCTTACCACCAAAGGCAAGCAGGCCCTGACCTTCATCGACGAGGGCAACCTCTACCGCCTGATCATCAAAAGCCGGAAGGAAGAGGCTCAGCGCTTCGAGGCCTGGGTGTGCGACGAGGTTCTGCCCTCTATTCGCCGCAGCGGTCGCTATGAGGACTCCAGCAACAAGATGGCAACCCTAGTTGGAGAAACCATCGGAACCGATGGCTTCCACATGCTCGGCGCGCTGATCAAGGGCAAGGTGGCCGCCCTCCCGGTCGAAGTCCGCCGCCGCGCCAGCATGAAAATCTGGTCACAGACCCATGCCGCATTCGGGGTTCGATCTGCCGCAGACATTCCCGCCAATCAATTGGATGCGGCACGAAACTTCGTCGCCGCCTACAGCGTTCACGAAGGCGAATGGCTTCCGAAGCCGGAGAAGCAGCGCGGCACCCTGCTCAACGACCACCAGCTATACGACGTGTACTTCGTCTGCCACCACTTCCAATACCTATTCGAAATCTTCAAGCGCCACAGCCTCTACAACTTCCTCGGGCGGCACGGCTCCCGCGCAGGGGTAGAGATGATCGACCACTTCAAGGATGGCTACATGGGCGTCTGGCAGCTCAGGAAGGATTTCGACGCCGAGTTCGAAGCTGTGCAGCGTCGGCTCAGGCTCAACCGGTATTCTGAGCACAGCATCCGCTAGAGGCTAGCCCCGCGCCGGCGCGAGGGCCGGCGTTCGGGAGGATATGCAGCAGTTGCTGCTCAGTGATGGGCATGTTCCGCTCCAATTGGGTATGATCGGCGCCGCTGTAACAGGCAGATGAACACAACGACAGGTATGTTATGAGTAATCCAACTGTTAAATATCGACCAGAGATAGACGGACTCCGCGCTATTGCAGTTTTGTCGGTCATTCTTTTTCATGCCGGATTTAAGTCATTCTCTGGAGGATTTGTTGGAGTTGATGTTTTCTTTGTAATAAGTGGATTTCTGATAACCACGATTCTTATTAAGGATCAAGAACGAGGCGGTATAAGTATAATCAAGTTCTACCAAAGACGCGCCAAGAGGATTATGCCTGCGCTATTCGTGGTGATACTTGCAACAATGCCGTTGGCGTGGGTGTTTTTGCCTCCAGAAGAACTGAAAAGTTATTTCTCAAGCATCGCGGCCACTGCAACGTTCTCATCCAACATCCTGTTTTGGTATGAGTCTGGATATTGGGATACGGCAACAACGCTCAAACCTCTTATTCACACATGGAGCCTTGCAGTAGAGGAGCAATACTACATTGTTTTTCCGTTGCTGGTGATGGCCGTCTGGCGACTAGGGCGCGCATGGTTCGCCGTCATTACCTTGGCCTTGGTAGCTGCCAGCATGTGGTTTGCTGAGCACTATCTGGCTACTGATCCAATGATGTCATTCTATATGCTGCCAGCACGCGCCTGGGAATTGCTTGTCGGCTCACTAACCGCGCTCTACCTGCTACGCAGAACGGCGCCGATATCGTCAGGGCCGCTTAATCAAGCACTGTCGTTATCCGGCCTATCGATGATCGTATACGCCATACTAGCTTATAACGAGCAGACACCATTCCCAGGCATCAATGCCGCGCTGCCTGTGATTGGGACTGCTCTGATCATTGCTGCCACCGGTCCGCGTACTCTGGTTGGAGTCATTCTCAGTTCTAGGCCATTCGTAATGATTGGCCTGATCAGCTATAGCGCTTATTTGTGGCACCAGCCAATACTGGCAATCTTCAAACTCCGCAGCTTTGGAGAGCTATCAGCAGAGCACTCTGCGATTGCGATTTCCTTCACGCTTTTGCTTTCTATCTTGAGTTACCGGCTAGTCGAAAAACCTGTGCGCAACGGGGCCAGCGCCCTAGGTAAGCGACCTATAGCGTCTACAGCGATTGCTATTGTTACGCTCATATCTGTAGCGTCGTATGGCTATGTAAAGGAAGGATTCCCGGAAAGACTTGATAGCGTCTACAGCATTAATTCTCAGCTAATAGAGAACGCTAATAGAAAGCTTTTTATAGAAGATACTGACCCGCAAAGCGATAAACCAGTGGTACTTATAGTTGGCGACTCCTATCTAACTAACTGGTCCATAGGGATTTCAAGTCAAGTAGATAAAAGCCGCTATCGCGTAATTTCCGTAAGCTATTTAGGGTGCAAGTTCAGTGATATTTCCAAATCCCTGAAAGCATCCCCGACAGAATCTCGATACACAGAGAACTGCGAAACATTCTCAAAAGTCACTAGCGATAGAAAGCTGCTAGACTCTACAGAGAAGATATTCATCGTTTCACACAGACCTTTCTCCTACAGATACAACATGTACAGGTTTGATCTGTATAAGAAGCTAAAGAATGAAACTGGAGCCGACCTATACGTATTTGGCAACTACTTCCAACTTGATGTAGATAAAAAGCAATCTTGCCTATCCACAATGTTCATATCGAAAAATTCAGCAAAATCCTGTATAGATGCCGCAACCTATGATGGTAGCGAACCATATGGAAAATACTCATCGAGAATGGACGCCCCATATACATACATTGACTTCAAAGGACTTATCTGCACTAGCTTAGGTTCTTGTCCGTATGATGCGAGCGGAGTCCCATTCATTACTGACGCGAACCACATGACGGCAACGTTCTTGATCTCTGTTATGAAAGACATAGCATCACGCAGGTCCGACTATCTAAAATCAGTCGGACTTGGTGATGTATTTCTAAAAGACCTGCCAGTAACAGGGAGTTGACTAGCTGAATGACCAAGACCCTGACAGGACTTGCGCCACCCATGATTTAGAGCTAAAAGCAACAAACTCAATTGCTGGCCCAATCTCGGCGGCTGTCGCAACGGCAGAGGTTCTTGCCGAACTGGCACCGACAAGAATATTCGAGCCGGATGTGGTAGATACTGTCAGTGCCGTCGCTGTGCTTTTCATTACTCTCAATCTAATTCCCGGGATTGGAGTGGGCAATGTGAATGTACCCGCAACGGTAACATTGTAGGTTCTTCCGCTAAAATACGGAGACGCGGTAGATGGGAGAGAGCCTATAGTAGATATTCTCCTATCAACATTGTCAATTGAGACCCTTGAGGAAACATTTGAAAATTTACTATTTGAGTTATCCTGCTCAAATATGTAGTTAATTCTCCCGCCAAGAAGGGAGCTATCCGCAGAGATTCGATATGAGTTTCCAGATACTCCAGACTTGAAAATATCAGGACCAATATCAAGAGTAGTAATAGCCACTGGCGATACGTAAACTCCATGATCAGCTATAGAATATTCGTTTCCAGAGCCTGTAAAAATTCCTCCGGATACTACAAGACCACCTTGGCAGGATACCCTATTGTTAGAGAACCTGATTGACGAAGGGTCTACGCCTCCAATGGTTCCGAGCTTTGAGGATGGGCCTGAAAACGTATTCCCATCCATAGCGCCAGTGCTACCTAGAAGCCTAATCCATTCTTGCGTTGGCTGACTTCTCGTGCTTGGTGTAAATTGATTTCCAGTAACATTGATCCCCTCAATGTTGGTAATGTCAAAACACCTAGCAGGACTTATATTGATAGGATTGAACGCACACCCAATTACATTAACAATGCTTCTACCTCTATTAGCCGCATGATGTATCATGACATTGGCAATATCATAAAACGTACAGTTCATAAGGGTCGTACCCCACCCACCAAAAGACAGCCCCGGAACTGTCCGCGCACCATCCGACCAAAAGCCATTCTGAGCGCCATCAAACACAACGTCTTCGCAACGCAAAAATTCGTCGAACGTTGGTCGGATACAGCTTCTCGCGGTTTGAACGCGAGTTCCAAGAAGGCCGCCATAGCAGCCAAGCCTAGTCCTCTCAAGCGTCAAGCCGGGAGATGTAAGGCTCTCGACTATGTCTCCAGTGAAATCCGAGTTCTCATATACGACATCCATATCTTTGAATGTCAGATTACGGGCGCCATTCCCGTAGTGGCGGAAGAAAAATCCACTTGAAACTCCCTTGCAGAGCAACGTGGTAGCCGCCTTCATCGCCTGGTTCTTACCTCTGAACCCCTGCCCGACGATGGTCAGGCCGAGGTCCTGAGTAATATCAAAACTATCAGGCTGGAGTGCAAAGACCCCGTTACCGAAGTTCAGTCGCCCGGATGCATACGCTGTGACAGTGGGACCGCCGATGTACTGCACGATTGTCTCCGGGTCGTGCCGGAGTGCGATGATTGCAGCCCACACCGCAGCAGTAGTTCCCGCAGCATCAGTACCATCATTGCGAGCACCGAACCATTCGGCCCACACGCCGTGCGTTATATCGCGCTTCCATCGGCCAGTGGTGATACCGGTTGCCTGGATGATCGAGCCGCCGTTATCGTCCTCTGTCGAGGTTGAATCCCAGTGGAACTCTCCGCCGCCGACCCCCGGAGTTTCCGCGTAGTATCCGACAACCAGCGCGGCATCCCCGGCGAATCGCCCTGCGATGCCCCGTAGGTCAGCAACCGAGTCAACCCGGCGTACGCCGAACCCCTGGTCTACTTGGATAACAAGCAGGCTCTGGTCCGTCGCCCAGTTCCCGGTCAGATTGACGGGGAACGATGCAGGACGCTTGACGCTGTAGAGGTTTCCGTCGCGCTGGATCAGTTGGGTCGAGCGGTCTACCGTCAGCGGTGAGCCGTCGACGTACTCCAGGACTCCGGGTTCGAAGCCTTGGGCGTCCAGCCAGCCGTTGAACTGTTCCTCATACCCTTTCATCGTTGGGCGACTAACGCCGAAACGATCATTCCACGTAGTGTTTACCCGGTCATTCATCGCCGCATCGAAGTTCTCGGCGTTGTCATACAGATCACGCGGGTCTTTTGAGCCCAGCGGGTTACCGGTGGCGTAGGTCGTCATGCAAATTCTCCGGGCATGAAAAAGCCCGCTCTATGGCGGGCTCTGGATTTGTATGTGCGGTCAGTTTGGTGCGCTGGCGTTGTCGTATGTGTAGACGCGCTCGTCGTAGTTCGTCGCGCGAACGGACGCCGCGGTATTGCCGCTGGGATCGATGGAACTGATCAGGGCCGGGTATGGATTTCCCAGCAGCAGGTGCGGCGGTTCGATTTCCCAGGAAACATCGGGGACGAAATCGATACTGGGAATGCTCAGCCGGTAGTCGTCGATCCTCGACGCCGGATATCCACCGGAAACCGTTCCGTCTGGGCGCCGCAGGTAGAGCGCTGGCGAGTTCAGCAGTGACCAGTCGAGCGGCTCGCTGGACTCGATCAGGACCGAGTTTCCAGAGATAACGAACGATTTCAGGTATGCGCTCTGCGCCAGGCCAGGGCCGGGGACATCGCCGGCGAGAGCCACGTAATCCCAGAACTCGCTGTTCAGCGCGTCGAGCCCGGTATCGAACGAATACTCAGTTCTCCGGTATCGCTGAGCCATCCGGCGGCGCATCCCGTAGCGCCAGGCGCGATCGCGGTTTGTGACACCGACAGCCGTGATCTTCTCGACCTTCCTGCCAACATCGCCGGGCAGGCGGCACTGGACGGTATCTTCGATCCAGCCGTTGGCATTGACGAACTCTACATCGACGCCGTCGTAGTCGTCCTCAGACGGCGCGCTGATGCTGATCCTCAGTGGACCATCCATGTTCTGCGGCGAGTACATGTGCCCGAATGTGGTCCTTGGCTCGTCTCGGGCCGCAGAGATCACGCCGCGCTTAATGGTCTTCTCCGCATATCCGGCGGCAAGTACATCGTCCATGACCTGCGCGACCGTGACCTTGCCGTCCTCGTAGATCATGTCAAACGTGTCGCCGCGGGCCTTCCAGATTGCGTCCAGCCGATCGAGTTCCTCAAGATCGAGATCCGCATCGGTGTAGCCGCGTTCCTTCGCGATGTAGCAGAGGAATGGGACGATGTCTCGCGTTGCTATCTCGGGTGTCCATGCACCGTTCTGCCGAGTCGGTAGCATGCGGGTAGCCTCTACCGAGACGCGGCTTTCTGTCTGCGCCGCGATACGGTCAGACGACCGATATCGAACAGCCATTGTAGTGACGCCGGCGTAGGACGACGGAGCCTGGAGGCGCGCGCGCATCCCGTACCACTGAGTGCGGTCTCGGTACTCGGATGTTGAGTTGCCGCCCTGGTTGACGAACACTTTTCTGATGCGAAACTCGGGCCGCATCATGTACGGCAGCGAGATGCCGTCCGTAAAACCCTGCTGGTCGAGAGAACTGCCAGCATGGTTCTTACTGACCGTCGTCCATGCGCCGCCGATGGCCATGTCTCGCCACTGGATGTCGTAATAGGTGCGGATCTGGTAGATCTGCCCTTCCCTGCCTACACCGCAAAGCCCTTCCGGGCAAAATACGTCGATCTCGACGAAGTTGGTCTTCTCCGATACTGGGCACGCCGGGAAGGGACCGCGCCAGCCCCCTTCTAGGCTGGTCGGATCAATGGTGACTCGGGACGTAGACGAATTGAGAGCGGTGAATCCTGGCCAGTCAACATCGACACCGCCCGCACTGGTCAGCCGCTCGACTGTGAGTTGCTGCGCGCTGTACGCCGTGATCCGATAGCGCAGTCCGCGCGGGCCGATTGCGGCGCTGCCGGACCCGGTCTGGAGCGCATTCGCCGGAGAACCGTTGCTGTAGTTGAGCGTCATCGACGTGGAGGTGATGTCGTTTACGATGTAGAGGCCGCCGTTGGTGCCAACAACCTCGATCTCATCGCCAACATCCAGCCCGAGCTGAGCGATATCCCCCGTCACGACGTCGCGATTCGTCCCGCCGCCATCGTTCACCGAATAGGGGTACATCGCCTCAACCCGGAGGATCGTCCCCGCAACCCAGTCAGAGGGGAACGACCCGGCTCCGGCAGAAATGATGATGTTCGTTCCGGAAAACGTGAACGTAGTTGCCGACGGGTTCGGGGTGAGATTGGAACTCTCGGTCAGGTCCAGGCCGGCATTACCAGTCGAGCTCGCACCAACTTCCTCAACCAGGTGCCACCAGACCGATGCCGGGTGCCCGCTGACGTTCTGCCCTGGTTCGAAAATTTGGAAAGAGGCATCAGCGCCCAGTGCCAGGAACGACGTGTCACCGATTTTCGCTGCCCCTTCGGCGATCTGGAACCGACCACGGCCAATACACAGGAGCATTTCGGTCCACTGCTCACGCGGACCGGCGAAATACTTCCGGGGCGGCAGGGTGTAGTCTGGATAAATCAGACGACGGCCAGCGACTTCGCGGATCGCATCGCCGAGTTTTACCTTGTTCCCGCGCGCGCTGGTTTCAGAGAGCGACGCGCCCTGCCCGGGGTTCGTCGGCATGCCGGGCAATTGAGGCATGAGCATCCGAAAAACCGATTGCGCCCCCTTGAAAAGGGCCGCAGTAATCGTGAACGGATCAGTCCCGCGCGGGAGCTTGTAGATCCTCACAATGTCGCCGCGGTCGATGATGCGCTCGGCCCACTCACCGGGATGGATGAACTCCTCATGGGCCTTTTTCTGCTTGTCGGTGAGGTCATCGCAGAGCGCAACCTCAGCGGGGACAACACCGATAGAGAACGGGTGGGCGTCGTGGCAGCGGTACCCGGGCGAATTCGCGGTCAGCCAGGCATGAATCGTCATCCGGCGGCCGATCGGATGCCGCTCCAGCGGTTCTCCGTCAAGGAGCGATGGGTAGATTTCGATCACGATAGAAGGTCACTCTAGAGTATTGGTCGGAGAACTTCTGGAGCGGGGTGAGTGAAACCCCGCTTCCCGGGTTGATTTCGAGAACCTGGAGGCGTCCATCCGCTTCGACCAGCAGACCTACGTGATCGAGCAGCCGCCCTCTGTAGGCCGCGGCGATGACCCCAGGTCCTGGCTCGCATTGCTCGAGCGCGCGCTGGATCTCCGTATCGCACGCCCTTTGCATCGAAACCGGGGTGTGCCGCGTGACACCGCCGAATTCGGCCAGCATCGGCAGCCCGAACAACTCAACTCGCGCGATGAGCGTCAGGCCCCAGCAGTCAAGGCACGGCAGGGACCGGCCGCCCTCGGTATAGATGGCGGTGAGGTATCTGTTCGGCATGGGATCAGGGCCAGTATTTGAGGCCAGGGAATTCGCTGACGTTGTAGATGCGGCGCAGCGCGGCAGTGTTGATGAGGTCGTAGTAGCCGGCCTCCACCTGGACAGTGAGACCTTCGAAACTCGACGTCTTGACCCTCATTCGGTACGGACGCTCAGCAGGTGCTGTGAGATCGCTCTCTAGGTACATCCGCAGGATCAGGGTGACATACTCGCCCGCCTCCATGGCTTCATTGATACGCTGCTGGGCGAATCCGGTCACGTTGTCGATTGCAAATCCAACGTTCTGGTTTCCGCTGTTGTCTCGCTTCGGAATCGATACGTCGATCGCACCGGCGATGAACGTCAGCAGCCGCCCGTCTTCGGTCATGCAGGTGATGTCGTCATAGCCCTGACAGATCAGGATAGGCTCGGGCCACGCCGGGCATGACAACTCGATCGTGGCGAGCTGCAGGTCCTCACCGCCTGAGGCATAGAACCGCTCAAGAGCCGTCGCCATGTCGAGGCCACTCCCTGTTCATCGCGATGTCGAAGATGTCAGCGAGGAGGATGTACTCGGGCAGAATCTCGGCCCACCCAGGATCGATGATCGAGCGCTCTCGCATCACGACGGTCGCGTTGAAGCGCCAGTGGTCGCGCCCGACGAGATATCCACCGTCGTAGATCCCCTCGAAGTGCAGGTGGCACGGAACAATGCCTTCTTCCGTTCTGAGCTCGCACTCGAACCACTTGACGCCGTCTTTCAGGACGTCTCGGTACCACCCCTTGAACAGACGCGCCTGCTCAGCGGTGAACAGCCAAGAAACCTCCAGAGCAACCGGCACGCCGCTGAAGTTCCGTCGATAGCGTGCCCGGCCGCTCTGGAGGGCGGTCCTGGCCATTGGTTCAACCGTCTTGAAGCCATAGCCCTCCCTGAGCGGGAAGGGAAGGCCATCAGGCCATTTGATCATCGCCCTGCCCTCTTGAATCCATAGGCGCCTTCGATTGCTTTCGGGTAAAGCCCCTGGCCAGACGAAACCTTGTTGGCAAAGTCCTGCTCGACCGCATCGAGAGTTACCCGCAGGTTGTTGCCGTCCATGGTGGCGGTGGCGGAAACCGGCGGACCGTTGTTGATGATCTGCAGGCTGATCTGCGGCGAGCCTTGGGCGGAGGCGTCGCCGTTGCTGATCACCTCTCCACGGGTGTTCGGCAGCATGTACTGCCGGCCATTCGCAGCCTGGAATACCTCTGGCGCGCCGTTCTCGTTGATCCGGTACATGCCGCCCGCTCCTACGGGACCGCCGTACTGGCGACCTCCAGCGAACATCCCAAGCATTGCCGGGATGGCGGCCGCCATTGCGGTAAGTCCAGCCGTTGCCGCCCCGCCGAATGACGCAACCGAAGCGGCAGCAGCGGCTGGCGCGTAGGCAGAAGCCATAGCGGCGCCGGTCGCTGCGGCTGTCGTCGCCGCAGCCGCCTGCTGGGCCTGACCCATGATGAAGTTCTTCGCCTGCTCGATGCCGACCTTGACGAGGGCACCGACGACTTGGTTCAGCATGGCGCCGGCCAGTTGTCGCATGGCGTCGGCACCATTGTTCGCCCCGGTTATCAGCCCTGTCAGAGCGTTCGTACCGGCCTGCTGCACTTGATCAAGGGTTGCCATGATCATCTCATTGCCGGCAGCCTGGCGGCGGAATCGCTCCTCCTCCAGTTGCTTCATCGTGGCATCGTGCTGTTGCTCTGCCTGCGCCTTGAGTTCCAGGTAGCGCTGGTCCTCGAGCAATTTGGCCTCGTTCAGCTTCTTCAGGTTCTCCAGTTCGGCCTGGTAGCGCTGATCTTCGCCGGCGATCGGGTCCATCTGACCCAGCAACTGCTTGTTGGCTTCGACCTGTTGCGCTTCATACAGTGCCGCGGCGAGCGCGCGGACCTGGGCGACCTGCTCCGGCGTGGCGAATGGATTAAGGCGAGATTGCGCCCCAGCTTCTGCCAGTTCCTTTCCCTTCAGTCCAGCCTGTGCCAGTTGCTGGGAAAGGTCTCCGATAGTCTTCTCATTGTCCAAGGCAGCGCGACGCTGATCCTCCATCGACTTTTTGACCGTAGAGGCGGTATCAGAGGCTGACTTCTTCTCTTGCTTCCGCGCTTCGCTGTTGCGGAATATCTGGACAGCGAGACGCTCCGCCTCCGCGATCTCCTCTTTTGTGGCATCAGCACTGAGCTTTTTGCGCGCGGCAAGCTTCGCCCGTTCTTCACCCGCGAGAGCAGATAGTTCAGCCTCGTCGCGAAGATTCTGGAGAGCCTTTGTATCCTCCGGGTTTGCCTGGCGATCCGGGCCATTACCAGATGGGGATGAACTCTTTTTATCTAGGGCTGCGTCGACGTCTGAACGCTTTTTCTGTAACTGGTCAAGCTCCTGCGTAAGCTCCTCGACCGCGCCCTGGATACGCACGGCATCTTCAGCATATCGATTGGCCCTTCGACCAGAGCCTTGGGCTTCTTTTGCCGCGAACGCATAGTTTTCCCCAAGCAGTTTGAGCTTATCGCTCACTGCTTGGATTCGCTTGTCGATGTCCAGTTGTGCAACCTTCAGCTGTGCCTGTCCAAGTTTTTCAACGGACAGGGTTAGAAGGTCCGTAGGCTCTTTCGCCTCCCGTGCATTCGTTGCAAATGTTGCGATCGCGGTTGCTGCCAGCAGAACAACCCCAAGCGGTCCGCCGAGGAACGCCATTGCCGATCGAAGTCCACCCATCACCACCGTCCCGGTGGTTGCTACACCATTCAGCGTTGCTTGAGCAGCCGTTAGCGCTCTTGTGGCGGCCAAGTCGCGTTCTTTAGCGGCCAGCAGCGCGTTTAGAGCTGTTGCGTGGGCATTTGAACCCCTGGCAGCATTCAAGTCCGCCTGAGCCAGAGCGACAGCCGCGGCGGCGGCGGCCTTCTCTGCCTCTGCCCGCCTCAGTGCACCTATAGCAGCATTCCGATCAGCTGCTATCTGCTCAAGCGTTGCCCGCAATCTTTGCACTTGGGCCGCACCTGCTGCATACAGGGAGGTAACTAGACGCCCAGCCACAACAGAGGCCAGAGAAGCTGCTGCGACTGTTGCAGTGTCGAGAAATGCTGCCATTTTTTCCGAGTCAAGCCCGAACTCAAGAAGCGCATCAGCAGCCGAAATAAGACCATTGGTGAAGGTTTGAAGGGCGCCAGTCTGGTCTTCCAGCGAAACAAGGACTTGAGTAAATGCAGTCCGAATCCTGACCCCTGCATCGGTCAGGTTATTGGACATGCCGGCGGCTGCCTTTGAGTTCTCTTCCAAGGACTTACGTAGACCCTCGGTGAGCATTTGCGCCGTTAATTGCCCCTGCGCACCAAGACTCCTGACTTCCGCCCCCGTCTTACCTGCAGCGGCGCCGATATCCTCAATAACAGACGGAACTGCGCTGGAGATTGTTTCCCATTGGTCAGCCGAAACCTTGCCGGTGTTGATTGCCTTGGAGAACTGGCTGATCGCTGCCTCTGCTGCATCCGCCTTGGTCGCATTGGTCACGAATGCATACGACAGCGAATCCATCACATCCAGTGCAGACGTTGTGTCGTATCCGAGAGCTTTCAGGCCTGCAGAAGTGCGGATGTAGAGTTCCTGCGCCTCGGAGAGCGCTCGGTATGTCCCGTTGGCGGTACGGAGCAGTCTGGCCTGTACGTTTTCATACTCTTCCTGGCTTGCAGACGCCAGACGAACCCTGTCAGCCATCTCCTGATAGGACTGGACCATGCTGGCCATCTCGCGGAGCGCTGACGCCGCGATGATCGTCTTAATAGCCGACGAAAGCTTGGTGACAGTCGTGTTGAGACGTGCCGCCTCGCTATCAGCACGCCGCATGGTTGCCTGCATCTGATCCAATGAACGGTCAGCAGCATTCGTGCCGTTTACAAGGCCAGAGGTATCCGCCTCGACGGTGTAATAGATGCTGCCGACATTCTCAGCCATCAGGGTGCTCCTTTCGCCCGCGCCTTGCGCTTGGCCTCGATCTTGTCGAACCACTCCATCGTCGCGTCATGCTCTGCCGCGGTCGGGGCTCTGGCGCCCGGAGCGTTCGATTCGGTTGGGGGGTATTTCGCGCGCAGGGCGCCGATCAGGCCGGTCATGGTCATGGACCAAGCTTCGCGCTCGCTCAGCCCCAGGTGCGCTATCGCCGTCGCGACGTACTCCCGCGCAACGAACTCCCCCGAGTAGTTCGGCTCTTCGTCGTGGCGCCGGGGAAGCGGCGGAAGCGCTCCTGTGACGCCGTGCTTCAGCAGGCAGCGCGCGAGAGGCACAAGGTGCTCGACGTCCGCAGTTCCTGGCCGGTAGACAAGATCCTGGTCGTAGTAGCCAAACACGTCGGACAGGTCCTGCTCACTACAGGCCACCACCACGGCCAGGGCGTCCGCGAACTGGTCCGCCTGATGCTTCTCAGTGATCGGGTCGCTCATGACGCGCGCGAAGACGTCGACAATCTCGGCCGGCGTACCGAGCTGGGTCATGGCGTACAGGGACGGCCGCAGGAGAAAGAACTCCCCCGAGGCCGTGTGTACGCCTATCTCACCGATCTCGGTGAGGATCACGGCGCAGTGACGGTTACCGGAACTGTCACGCTCACCGACGGCCGCGCCGCACTGGTGATTTTCACCGTGGTGGTGCCCACATCAACGCCGGTAACCAGGCCGGTAGAGCTCACGGTAGCAATCGCCGGCGCCGCACTTTCGTAGACCAGGCCAGGAGCCGCGCCAGTCGGAGATACAGCGGCGGTCAGTTGCTGGGTGGCACCTTCGGCGATCGAGACAGATGTCGGCGAGACGGTGATGCCCTGCACCAGCGGGATGACCGTGACGGTTGCGGTATCGGTGACGCCCGGGGCGACGCTGGAAGCGGCGGTGATCGTGGCGGTACCGGCCGACAGCGCGCTCACCTCGCCGGTAACCGTGTTCACTGCGGCCACGGTCGGCGCACTGGAAGTCCAGCGCAGGCCTTGCGGAGCGCCAACAGGCAGCACGACGCCCTCGAAGTTGAAGCCTTCGCCAACGGTAAGCGAGAGGGTCTCCGGCACGACCTGAATGCTGGTCGGGTCCGGCGCATCCGCGTCGGGGGTATCCTCGACGATCAGGCCGAAGTCGGAAGCGGTCGCCGAAGCCTCGAAGCTGTAGGTGGTGACATCGTCGTACGGCGCGGAGCGACTGAGGTTGCTGATGAGCATGAATGCGGTGAAGGTCAGGTCCGGGAAGGTCATGCGCATCCAGACAACAGGCTGTCCGCCGGTCGCGTCCGGCTTCACGACATGCTTCGTCAGGTCGATCAGGTTCTGCGCGCCGGCACCGGAGGCCTTCACGGTACCGTCACCGGAAATGGTCAGCGTCTGGAAACTGGCCAGGTTCTCCCGCAGTGCGCCAACCGAGTCGGAATCAGTCGCGTCGATGGTGTCCCACTCGACGGTGAATTCCTTCGTGCGGAGCGACCCAAAACGGCGCCAGTCATTCTCCGCCGGCAGCGCATCGCCGCACCCGATGTAATACTCGAGCACGACGTCGCGGCCCGGAAATTTGAGCTTCTTGCAAGCCATGTCTGGCCTCCTGATTAATAGAGAACTTCAAGGTCCAGGCTGTACCAGGCCCGGTTTTCGGTGGTGTATCCAGGCCCGATCGGCTCGCCGATTGCCCGAACAGATGCGGCGCCACAGGGGACGCTGTCACCAAGCGCTACCTGCGCCAGGGTCTCGATTGAGTTGCCGACGTCGACAACATGTTTCCGGACGCCCTTCGGGCCGAGGAGGATCACCTTGAACCGCAGGCGACGAATGTCGACCTGAGTCGGGGGGCCGCCGGTTTGCTGGATCGCTGCGATGAATGCCGAGTCGAGCGACGGGTGGTCGACCCACATCCCACGGCTGTACTGGTAGCCCTCGCCCAGGATCGAAGCCAGCCAATCCTGGAAGGCGTCGTAGGGGGTCATACGCGGTAGATCCTGCGGAGAATTGATGGGATTGCAGATTCAATCTGATCGAACCCCTTAGTGAGAAACTCTGGCTCTGCATTTGGATCCCAGTAGTTCCCAACTCCAGTACCGCCTCCAAAGGCGGTTCCGTCCGCTGTCTTTCCGAAATCCGCCCTTGGCTGTCCGGCGAGAGTTCCTGGCGCATCATGGACCGCTGCCGCGTAGGCTGCTGTATATCCAATCCGCCCTTCCACCCCAGCAGTCCCATTACTGATCTGGGGTGCAGTCTGACTATTGATCAAATTCGACGTGTCGATCGGCGTCATGGTCTGCGCCATAGCAGCGCCCTGGCTGAGGATCTCGTATATCGCGCGCTCAGACCTGCCCTCTGCAATGTTTTCGACAGCCACGCGAAGATTCCGCCGGACGCGGTCGATGCCTTGGATTGCCATGTCAGGTCACCAGTAGAAAGTCCGGCTGTTCACCGAAGAAGGACATGTCCCAGTTCGTCACCGAGCGAATCTCTTCCCAGCCGTTGGATCCGTCGAACTGGATCAGGTCCAGGTACTTCGGCCGGCGGTCCTCGGTGAATATCTGGTGTCGCGATACGAACTCAGCCCCCCCCGCTCCAGATTGCCCGCCCTCCTCCCGCATCTGCTCGCTCTTGGCGGTCCAGGTGCAGGCGATTTCGTACTCAGGGCCGTAAACGGCCTCCTGGGTCGAAAGGTCGAAGTGCAGGAATGGCCGAACCGTCGCCGTGTTGGTGTAACTCCAATTCGCTGTCGTGCTCATGAGTCACCACACATGCAGCCGCCTCGTGCGATCCAAAGGCCGCCATGGGCGGTTTGGGTTGGATTCGGCGGGATCAGTCCCGTCGCACATCCGTACTTGTCCAGGGCGTTCAGCAGGGCCAACTGCGCCTTCCAGCGATCAGCAAAGGCCTGGTAGCGGAACGATCGAGAAGCGCCGGATGGGGCCGTCTGGCTGCTGATGTACTTGTCGGCCTGGGCCAGCGCAAACAGCGCCAGCAGGTAGGCCTGAATCAGCAGCGCGGTCGATGCCGAGTAGTGGGCATCCAGACATTCTTGAACCTGCTGCAACTGCTCGATCCACGCCGCGAGGATGAAATCGGGGACGTTGTCGATGCCCTGGCTCTGCAGGTACTGCCGGGCCTGTTCAACTGTGATCATGTCCGATTCCTGGAAGAAGAAGGCCCCATTTCTGGGGCCAGAAACGACGAAGCCGCCCGCAGGCGGCCTCTCGTCACGCACCGGTCACTTGGCCGGGAACAGCTTCGCCAGTTCGCCCTCCGGCAGCAGGGCGGCAAGCGCTTCCTCGCCCTGGCGGCCATCGAACTCGATCTTCAGCTCCTTCAGGCGCGCTTTGATCAGCTCGCGGCGCTCGCTACCGTCCGGAATGGCCGGGGTCAGGGTACCGGCCTGGGCCTTGGCCTGCTCCCGGATACTCGCTGCTTCCGCGTTGGCTGCGGCGATGATGCCTTCGGCCTGGGCCTTGGCTTCGTCGATCATGGCATCGACGGATGCACACGCTTCGGCGAGAGCTTGCCTGGCCGCTTCGTCAACCTGGGCCGAAACGTCCAAGGTCAGGCTTCCGTTCTTGAGTGCGCCAACCTCGCGCACGTTCGGCAGGAGCGCAGCGGCAAGTGATTCGAGTTCCAGCACTTGGCCCTTGGAAACGCCGTTCCAGGGCTTGATCACCTCGTATTTGGGCATGTCGGTCTCCTTACGCCAGGTTGGCGCCGTAGATCACGCCGGACAGACCTTCGTCGTCCTTCTTCACCTGGATGCCCATGGCGCTCATGATCTGGAAGTTGTAGTTGACCTGCGGCAGCGGGCGCGGCAGCGGCACAACGCCGGTAGCCATGCCGACCAGCGGGGTGACCACGTCGCGGCGGCGCTGATAGCCCAGGAACTCGTTGCCCGACAGGGCGAAGGTCTGGCGAACCGCGCGCGCCGGGATGAAGCGCATGACCGCATCGAGCACGGTGCCGGCCACCACCGCGTTGGCACCGCCGCCCATGGTGATCATGTAGGGCTGGGACAGGTTGGCGTTGATTTCCGGGGAAACCCAGAGAACATCGTAGGCGTCCACCTTGTTGGCACGCGCAGCTTGGCCGAATGCGCCTTTGGTGAAGAAGTCGATGATCTGCTGCGGCGTGGCGGTGGTCAGGTCGATGTTCGCGCCGCCGGCGCCGGAGCCCAGGTTGACCTTGATGGTGTTGCGGTGATTGCGCAGACCCTGAGCCGGGTAGTTCTCGACCTGGATGTTGGTGGCGCCGTCCAGGGTGTAGGCAACGATCCGCTTGTTGAACTTGCGGAGCTTCGCAGCCTGCGAGTCCAGAACCAGGTCGATGCCGACGGTGTTCATGCCGGCGGCATGGCGCCAGTTGACACCGTAGCCGGCGGTGAACACCGGAATGGGGTCGCCATCGGAGTTGTACTCGGTGTGATCGAAGGAGTACGGGGCCTGGCCGTCGATGCTCACCGACACATCATCGGCGATGTCGCCGACCACGTTGTAGAGCTTGGCGGTCTTGCCGATCGGAAGCACGGTCTGCACCTGCAGGAGATCGTTGACGATCTCCATGCCGGTTTCCTGGTTGCGGTACTGGATGATCTGGGCGTCGACCTCGGCCCAGAACTCACGACCCAGGCCGGCGAGCGCGTTGCAGGCCAGCATTTCGGGGGTCATGGCGCCGCGGTGGCGGGCGATCATAGCGGCGTTCTGGTTGTTCCAGATGTTGCGATTGGCCTGCAACTCCTGGTAGTGGCCCATCAGGCGAGGATGGGCGGCGGTTGCTTGCTGGGTGAGGAACATGTGTCCGTACTCCTATTAGGGCGCCGGGGCGGCGACACTGCCGACACGGAAGCGGATGCGGATGAAGTCGGTTTCGCCGGAGGCGATGACTGCATCGTCCTGGCTGTACCCGAGGACCGTGTCGGTATCGCTCGACGCGATGGCACCCTGGCCGCTGGTGCCGAGTTTGATCGGCGTGTCTTTCTTGTAGGTGCCGGCCGGGCACAGCACGGCGAGTTCGCGACCCTCTTCGACGTAGTTGCCCACGGCCGAATGGCCGGCGGGAACCGCATCGCGGATGTTGAGTCCTTCGTGGTGAGCGCAGTCGATGACGTAGAGGCGGCCAACGCTGGCGCTTGCCTGGGCGAACAGGTCGCTGCCATTGATCACGGCGAACGTGCCGGGCAGGAGTGCCGCGGCGGTCTTGCGGGTTTCGGTCTTGAACAGCGACTTGCCGTCGATGTTCACGCGACGATAGCGAGACATGGCTTACTCCTTCGGCAGGTTGGCGATATCGGCGGTGAGGCCGCCTTTGTCGGTGGCAGCATTGGCGCCCAGTGGAGCGGATTCGCCGCACTGCTTGAACAGTTCCTTGAGCGCGTCGCCGGCCAGGCTGTTGGCGATGACCTCGCCAAACTTGGCCTTGACCGCTTCGCGCATGCTGTCTTCCTCGGCGCGCTGGTTGGCGGTCAGCGTGTCGGCCAGCGCCTTGTGATTGGCGACCAGGCCGTCGACCTTGTCGGCCAGAGGCTTGATGATGGTGTCCGCCAGTTCCTTGATGGCGCTGGAGGTGTTGGTGCCGATTTCCTTCACGATTTCGGCCTTTTCTTCGGGGGTCAGGGGCATGTCGCCCTCCTTCTCAGGTTGATCAGGCCGAGCCTGACGATGGGTGAAAATGTTCTTGATGCTGTTGGCCACCATGGCGACCCAGGACTCTTGCCTGACAACGGGCTGGCCGGATTCGTCGAAGACGATCTTCCCTGCCTCGACCTTGTAGCCGTACACCTCGGTCACACCGCCATTGCGGCTGATCACAGCCTGAGAATCGGTGAAGTCGGCAACCCATGCGTACTGGTCGGGCCCGGAGGCGAATCGCTCCTTTGCGGCGCGATCGAGACGCTGCTCCCGCTCCCGGTAGGACTCGCCAACCAGAGCGCCGGAATTCGGCTGAAGCGGGACAGCCTGGTCGGCGTTTACCATCAGGCCGACGCCCTGCTCAGGAGTGGCCGCCCCTACTTCGTGCAGCAGGATCGCGTCGTGATCCATGCTCTGGATGTCGGCGACCCACTCCGCGCCCTGGGCACGCTGGCTTTCGTTCGGCTCGATGCGATTGAGGAATGCGGCAACGCTGGTATGGATCGGGGGGACGTCCTCCCCCTTCTCCAGCGCTTCGACGCGCTGCAACAGTTCACGGCCGCCCTCCGTGGACTTGGCAAACTCGACGTCGACCCACTTCTCCATGTAGACCCGGTTGCCGGACTTCTTCACGTTGCGGTTCCAGGCGCCGACGTGGGCGGCGTTGATCCCCTCAGGCGAGAACGCAGACACGAACTTCCCGTCGACCATCGGGTGCCCGAGCGGCGCCAGCGTTCCCTCCAGGCCTGGGTAGTGCTTGTCGATCTGCTCGGCGGTGTAGAGACCACCGTTCATGATCACGCCGGCCGGCAGGGTGTAGCTCGGCAGAACCAGGTGTTCGCGCCCGTTGTGTGTCTCACGCCGAATGCTGGCGCTGTTGACCTGGGTGGTGATGTTGACCTGCATGGGCATGGCTCAATCCTCTTTCGCCCAGGGCCCGCGCCCTTTGGCTTTCATGACTTGGTAGTTGCGGCGCGCGCGCTCGACGATGGCCGGGACAACCGGATTCCCTTCGTCATCGACCAGTACCTCGACCTGGCTGCACTTGCAGTTGATCGAGTTTCCGTCTCGGCTGTACCAGTCCCTCACCTCGTCCGAGGTGTAGAGCCTGGCGTGCCTGGCCGCATGGGTTGCCCTGGTGCTGGGGGACAGGGCCGACATATGCATCAGCTTCGACTGAACGCCGTAGTCGGCCTCAGCAGCGTCTTTCTCGTCCCAGCGAGCCCTTCGGAGAGCGGTTGTGACTTCGGTGCGTGCGATGCGATGGCCGCGACGCGCCTCGATGCCGGTCTGTGCGGTCAGGTCCCGTGCGATTTCGCGGGGATTCTTCCCGCGCCCCATGCCCTCGGCGAGAATGCGCGCCATGTCGGCCTTGACTTGGCCGGACAAGCCCTTCATCTCCTCGAACTCCCGGGCGCGAAGCAGTGCCATCCGCGCGCGGTAGGCGTCGGATCGAAGCAGGACATCCAGCGATTCCCGGCCGGCGCGGTATGCAGGCGATTGCTGCGCCAGGTTGGCATGCGTCTGTGCGGTACCGCGGATGTAGGCAACCCCGACATAGGATTCGAAGAACCAGAGGTCGCGCTCCCCGCCCTCCTGCAGTATCTCGTCGACCATCAGGTTGGTGTCGGCGAAGATCGCGGAGAGAAGGGCCTGGTCGAGACGGTAGGTGTACTGCTCATTCACCACCGGCTGGGCCGGGATTCGGTCCAAGGCAGCGACATAGCCATCCCGGATTTTCCGCATGCGCCTGTCGAACTCGCGCATTGCGCCCCTTTCCAGTCGATCTACCCCGGTCGGGTCACTGCTGCTCGCCGGTAGGATCGGTGCGCGCGGCATCTTCATCCTCCGGTTCGGTATCAGGCAGCGGGTCACCGCCCACGAGCGGGTCGTAGCCAGCCTCTTCGCGGATCTCCTCCGCGGTGAATACCGGCTCGCCAGTGCCGATTGCGGCGCTGTTGATCTCGCTCATGGTCTTGGAGTTGGCCAGGCGCTCGGCCTTGGTTGGAACGGTGAGGTCATCCCAGATTGCCGTGAACTCGGCCTTCAGAGGGACCACGCCGATGCGCATCAGGTGCCCGAACAGGTCGTTGATCTCGAACGTCAGTTCTTGCACCCGGCGCGCCTGGCATCTGGCGTTGTGGTACTTCTGGTCCTCACTGCTCGCCCGCTCGCCGGTCTGCATGCCCACCAGAATCTTGGTCGGGATGTCGACCCCGGCGGCGGCGGTTTGCAGGTTGACGTTGTAGGTTGGGCTGGGGTCCGAAACGGCGGACACCATCTGCGTGACGGTCGCCCCCTGGGTTGGAAGCAGGACATCGTTGCCGCGGTTTAACTGACGCGCCGCCTCGTTGAAGCGTTCGTTGAGCGCATCGATCGTCACGCCGTAGGTGCTGGCGATCTCGCCGAGCTGAATCTCCTTGTCGAAGTTCAGCAGGAGCTGACGTGCGGCGTTCTTGAGGAACGATTCGCCACTGCCTCCCTCGACCTTCTCAAGGCTGATGAAGGAGTTGTAGGCAGGCTCCAGGAAGCCGATTGCATCGCCGGTCCAGTCGCCGAGGATAAACACCCGATCCGGATGGATATCCCGCACCAGGCCAGGGCGCCCGGCTTGGGAGGCCTCGGTGTATTCCCACATGGTGGGCTGCCCGTAGGTCTCGCTATCTAGCTTTTCGTCGAACGACTTCGGCTTAAGGCACCCAGCCCAGGCCGGGGTGACCTTCGCCAGGCCATTGACCTTTCCCGTGACAGGCATATCCCACGGCTGGCTATCCCTGATGTGCAGGAGCAACCCGGAATACCGACCCACCAAGCGGCGCCGGTCGGCTTCGGAGACAGCCCGCCAGAACCTGCCGCCTGCGATCAACGGCTTGTTCTTCCTCTCCCACTCGGTTTCGTCCTTGGAGCGGTCCTGATCGTCGCCCTCGATGACCTGCGGATTTGTCTTCCAGCACGTGGTGACGATCTTCTCGACCGCGCCATGGGCAATACCGCCCCGCCGGTACATGGTGTACAGGTCGTTGAACGTGATTTCCTGAGGGAAACCATACTCGCACCATGCCTGCGGCCGCTTGGCGTCATGGCCGATGCCCTGGTTCAGCAGGCTCATTCGCGCACGCGCGACAGCACTGCTCATCGCGTGATTGACCGCGAGGTCGAGTTTGTCAGTCATGGTCAGTCCGATTTCAGGATGAGGCCTGGCTTGTCCGTCTCGCGGACCAGTTCGACAGAAGAGAGGTTGGGGTCGCGCCATACCATCGTCCCTTCAGCGCCAGCGTTCTCGACCGCCACGGTGCGGGCGCAGGACGTGCAGCGAGCACGGACCACCATGGAGCGGCTGGTTGCGCGCTCCGTGAGGATGAAGATGGCCATCAGCGGGCTCCTGGTAGCAGCATACCGACCGCGCCGCGGCGCTTGATCAGCGGGCCCAACGCGTAGCGTGTGGCGTCCCAGTAGTGGTTGTTCTTGTCGACGATATCGGTAAGCACATCCCCGGTCTGCCGGTCTACCTTGTAGCTGTATAGCCTGGCCTCGCGGAGGGTTTTCGTGCATCGCTCATGGATCACGATCTCGACATAGCTGCGAAGGTGGGCAATGCCGTCCTCGACGCTGCCTTTCCATTTCTCGACACCTTCGATCCTGGGCAGACATGCACGACTGCCATCTTTCCCTTTACTCCTGACGTGGCTGATCGTCTCCGGCCTGGCCGAGTCGGCTCGGACTGCATGTCGTTCGATCCCTGGCAAGCGCCTGATCATGTACTCAGCGATATCGTCGTTCTCAAGTCCAACCTTTCCGGCTTCGTGCTCAATCCAAAGCCTGCGGTCGTAAATCCAGCATTTGACGCCGACAGTCGGGTCCTGGCTGAACCCCCAGTCGATGCCGTAGTAAGGGCCATCCCAATCGGGACCAGGCTCGAACTCGGCCACCCGGTACTTGCCAGCAAGGATCTGAGCGTCGCTGTTCTCGCGGTAGGCGCCATCCCAGATCCAGGCATAGGTCTGGTCGTCCAGCGTCTGCCGGTCGTTCAGGCGCTCCTGATCGAGCACATCGGGAAACCACGGATTGTCCGTGTAGTTCATCTCGACGATTTTTGCGCCTGCCGGCATGTTCTTCCGGAACCGGGTGTCGGTGGCGCTTCCATCGCGCTCCGGGTTCCAGGTAATCCAGACCTCCGAGTCGTTCTCACGAACCGTCGGCAGGAGCTTTATCCACGCCGTTTCGCTGACGTTTTCAGCCTCGTCAACCCAGGCGATCAGGATTCTGGCCTTCGACTTGATGCTGTCGAGGTTATGGCGCAATCCGCAGAACACATACGAAATTCGGCGATTCTTGGTCCGAATGTACTTCTCACCAATGTCAAAGTACGCGTCCAGCCATGGCTCGGATCGAATTGCCTGCTTGATTTCCTCCATGGAGGACTCTTCAAGCGAGTTCATGTACTCGCGCGCCCCGAGGATCACGCCACTGATTCCAGCCTCCGCGTACATGTACGCCCTTACTGCCGTCATCTTGGCGAACGTGCGCGTTTTGGCACTGCCTCGTCCACCATGGGCGCCGCGGTACCGGGCAGGGCCTGAGAAGACTGGTATCAGCTTTGGCGGAAGTTCAATCTTCGCCGTGGTCATGGCCTGGCGCCACAAGCTGGATGGTGGTCGGCATTGTCGGGATCGGACCTCCGCCAGGGCCAGAGTGCTCGAGCTGGTGCTTGTTGCTGTACATGCCACCCGACTCCTTGGCGGCCTGCTCGTAAAGCTGGGCAGCCAGGGCCATGTTTCGCATGCCCTCGGCGCGCTCAGCCATCCGGCCCAATGCCCTAAGTCGGTAGGCGCGGTTGGCGATCGGGATGTCGGCGATCTCCTCGCGGAAGCGCTTGCGGGTGTCCTCGAAGAGGATCCGCCACTTCGCGGCAAGGCCCTTGCTGCACACCTTGTTCGGGTCGTGCGACTCGATCTGCTGCCGACTGACCTCGATGCCGAATTCCTTCTTGACCGATTCCGCAACCTGGGATGGCGTATCGAAACAGGCCAGCGCCTGAACGATGAACGCCTTCACGTCGCTGTTCAGGGTTGCCATCGTTTTTCTTCCTGTCATGGGCCTGTCGTGGCTATGCCGACTTCAGCAGGCACGTACCGCAGGCTCTCGAAATGTTAATTTTGGCCACCTCTGGAGGCCTGCTAGCAGCGTCGATGAGATACTGCACGTCCTTGCTTGGGCCGTACCGCCTCACCACGCCGACGAACTCCTCGACGTCATGCCCGCGGAGCTTCAGCTTTGGAAAGCCCTCCTCGGTGAACTTGGGCTCGCCATATTGGTTGTGCTCTTGGCAGATGTGGTAGAGCTCATGCTCGACCAATGCGCAGAACTCCGCGTCGGAGCACTGGGAGCAGTAGTCAGCAGCCAGGGTGATCAGAAACCTCGGCAGGTATCCGAACCAACGGATCATCTGCTGTTCCTGCCTACCCTTCTGCCAGGCTCCACAGCGGAACGTCACCTCTTCGCACTGACCCAGTACCGTCCTCCCCTGCTTGGTGAAGCTGGAGGCAGCCCATAGGAAAGCGAGAGGAGCGTCTTGTAGGTGGGCGTGGTCTTCATTGCCCAGGATTCCGTTCGGATCGATTAACACTGACTTCGCCCAAGCCAGAACATCCTGAGCGGGGACAAAGGCGTCCGCCCAATCTTCGCCTTCCGCGAACTGCCCGATCGTCTCTGGAGGGTTAGGTCGCTTCAGTTCCACGACCAGTCGCTTCCGAATATCTGCCGGCGCCGGGACCAGGCGTAAAGTACGAGCCCAGCATGGAGGATCACCGAAAATGGATTAACCGGTGCGCCCTTCATGATTCCGTACAGGATTCCGAATGCACCACCTGCCACCAGGTAGAAGGAGATACCCAATAGCGGCTGCCCAGACAGCTGGACGGTGCGCAGGAACTCCAGAGCAGCTACAACGACAAGCACACACAGCAGCGCATCCAGCGCCGCCAGAATCGACATGATCATGATCAGGTTCCTCTCGTAGGAAGGAACCGCTCTGTGATTGCCGTTACTGCCGCCTTCAGGCCGGGGATGATATTCATCGCCAGCAAACCAATGGTGAATGCGACACCACTCAGAAATGCGTCATCGAGTGGAATCTCGTACTCACGCGAAAGCCATGCGGCAACCGGAGCAGTCCAATAGGTTGAGCACCCGAATCCGGTTGCTACAGCGAGCGCGGCTTGCCAGCGGTTCAGGCCGCTCAGGAATCCAAGGGACAGAATAGACCCCCAGAACCCGGCAATAGCGACGCTGTACTTGGCGAAGAGACCTCCGCCAACGGTCGTCATCGGGTCCATTTGCTTACTCCAGATGCAGAAAAGCCCAGGTCATTGCCTGGGCCTTGTAGTGTGGTGCCGGCAGCAGGAGTCGAACCCGCAACCCTCTGATTACAAATCAGCAGCGCTCCCTGTTGCGCCATACCGGCGTACTTCAATGCCGAGCACCTTTACTGGCGCGAACCGGCAGATCTTTCTTGCAGATTGGATATCGTCGGGGTGGATGAGAATTGCGTGGATCGGCTTGCCACGTCGCTCAGCCTGAAGAAGCCAGCGTCTTATGCGATGCTCGAGATTCATCCATGCCCCGGAAACGAAAAAGCCCCGGCAGATGCCAGGGCTTCGGTGGTGACTTTCGCCAGAGGCGAATTTGTCACGATGGAGATAAGTCTGCCTCAGCCGCACATTTGTCGTCAAGCAGCATTTTTCATCATTTTTATCGCCGAAGAGACAGGCACAAGCGCGGCCTTGTCGAGATCGTTGCAGGCATCGAAACAGGCCTGGATAAAGCCGTCCCATTCCCTATCCCAGTTTCTTGGGTCAAGTTCAATGCCATGCATACGGTCAAGCCAGGCGCGGAACGACTCAGGGCTTGGGCAGGGATCAACGCCTTCGCTCTGGCCGCCCTGGTGCATGCGACGGTACCGGAACAAGACTCCCGCAGCGACATAGCGCGCCTTCTCGAATTTCTTCGTGTACATCCTTGGGCCAGTTTCGTACGCGACCCTGAACACGATCTCTTCCGCTGTCTCTTTGTCGTCTTCGCCGGCCATCGGGCTGTACATGTGATTGCCGAACACCTTCAGGTGCGCCGGGAGGGTATCGATCGCCTTTTGAATCACGCCGGCGAGCGCCTGGTGAACAGCCCGAGGAGTGCTAATGTCGCGCTCAGTCCTGGTCTGGTGGATTCCTGGCACGAAGGTGTGCTGGCTGTAGGAGACAGCATCCCCATCATCGTCGATCTCGGTGATGCGGCGCCGGACATATCCGCCAGCCTCGACAATTCCAAGAGCAGCTCGCTCCGCCGCCTCAGCCATTCCGCTGTTCCAAGGGGTATAGAACGCATCGTGCCAGGCAATGCGTGCGCTGTTCAGATTCATTTCCCTTCCCCCTTAATCAGCCCATATTCACGAAGGATTTCCCATTGCTGGGCGATGTATTCCGCCAGCGTCATGCAGGTTTCGCTTGCTTGCTGAACGCGAAGCCGAGGATGAAGGCCTGAACCATGAACGAAGAAGCCGCGAGAAGCGGATGACCACTGAAGATCAGGGCATAGAGGTAGAAAACCGAAGCCGGGATTCTGATCCATACCCCCTTCCGAATTTTCTCTGCGACGTCGTATTTGACCTGACCGGTGAGAACGACAATCCATGACAGCACATTAGCCGCGGCGCACACGTAGAAGGCGAACTGCGACAACTGCACCACTCCCGAGATCAGGGAGAAGCTCAGAGCTAGGCTGATAACGATCGAAATGATGGTTTGCATTAGGCGGTCTTCCTCTTCAGTTCTCGCACCCAGGCCCGGAACTTGGCCTTCAGTGCTTTGATTTCTTCAATGGTCAGTTTCAGTGGCTCATGATGGCCTTCCAGCCACTCAACTTTCTCGGCGCCGATCTTGCGCACCAGATTGATCCGGTAGTTCACGATGTCGCCTGATTTGTGGTTGTTGCATGGAGCGCACTGCTTGTGGACGTTGAGCGGCTCGAAGCGAAGTTCTGGGCTGGCGGCAACCGTGCGGTAGTGCCCGGCGTGGTACTGCCCATCGTGGTGGCGGCCACAACTGATGCACGGCTGGTCGGCGTCGCGCAGGCGAATGAACTCGTTGAACGCCTGCTGAGCCTCGCGCAGGTGATCCGCCCGACTCTTCAGCCTCTCCTTCCGAACCTTGATCTCCCTCCGCTCGCGGTCAGCGATGGCCTTCCGCGCCGGCTTGGCGTGCTTGTCCTTGATGGCCAGGGCGCATGCCGGCGAGCAGACGCGCTGCCCGAGGCGCTGAGGGACGAACGTGGTGCCGCACTCAGGGTTCTTGCACTTGCGGGGCTTGGGCTGGCTGGTGGAAAGCGTCATGCCGTCACCTTGGGATCTACAAGGATCAAAACCGGGCCCCCCATGAACCAAGTTGAATGCTGCCCACACCTCCCGCACGTCAGGCGGTCATGCATCTGATCGACCTCAACCGATTCCACCCAGCCACCGCAGTTGCCCTGCCAAGTGTTGCAATGCGGACACATCTGGTCGCTATATCGCGTTTTAAGCCAAGCCTGGCGCTCCTTGCGTTCGGCGAAGCGCTTTAGCCAAGTCCAGAACTTCATGCCTCCACCCCCTTCGCCTTCTGCTGCTCGGGCTGGAAGTCGCCGCGCAGGGGCATGAGATACCGTTCAGGTATGTAGAGCCGGTCTCCTTCATGGAGCACCCACCAAGCTGGCCGAATCACCTGAAAGGTCTGGCCGTCTTCGGCAAACAGATCACCAGGGGCAAGTCGAGACATCAACTCGACTACCACTCCAGCGCAGATGCAGTTTGGTATTTCTTGCAGATTTAGAGCTAGGTCGCCCGCCTTGAACCTGCTCATGCGGCCTCCTGCATCATCAGCGGCCAGCCTTGCTCGGCAGCCCAGGCTTCGATCTTGGTCATGTAAACGCCGAATTCGTCGACGCTCAGCTTCGTGGTGCTGATGCCGCGCAACTCGGTCGAGCCGTCCGGCAACTTCACGTCCTCGCAGCCGATGAACCAGCGCTTGAACTGTTCGTGCCAGACATGATCGTCGAACTGGCGGTTGTCGACCCAGGCGACGGCGGCCAGCTCGCGCAGAAGGGACCAGTACCGCTTGTTCTGCTCAATGGAGCGCTTCGACTTGAGAGGGCGTAGAACCAGCTCGTAGCCACCCTGTGCTTCTTTCATCAGCCCCTGGATGAGGTTCCAGGCCGCGACGAAAGCCGGACGGATGCCGGCAGCGCCTTGGATGCGGAAGGTACGGTCTGACATCAGAGAGCCTCCACAGGTTTTCCGTGGTTTGGATGGAATCCATAAAGGAGTTCTGCTGACTTACGAGCGCATGCCGCTTCAAAAAGGCTTTTGAACCTACCTAAAGCTCTTCGGCTCTTTTGACCGCCCTCCGTGAAGCCAATAAAGACCTGAAAGGATTGTCGAGTTTCGCTCCAATACACTCCACTCAGGCCAACCTTGCTTCCCCTGCGCAGTCTCTGATTCTTGCCATTCTCGCTTGCATTGACCTCACGCAAGTTGACCCACCGGTTGTCAGTTCTAACTCCATTGATGTGATCAACCTGCTTTCTTGGAAGCTCTCCAGTCATGAGCAAGAACGCAATTCGATGAGCAAGATAAGCCTTCCCGGAAATCATGATTCGGTGATAGCCAGAGTTGTTTAGCGATCCTGCCTTTGCCCCTACAAGATCATTCCTTCGCCCGCATGCTTTCTTCCAGGTGAACTCTCCGTTGCATGGGTCATATGAAAGAATCGCCGATACAGTCTCGAAGAATTCACCCACAGCACACCCCCAGACTCTCAATCATCACGTCATTGCGCGCAGTGCAGACGGCCTCAGTTACCGGGTCACAGTCGTACACACCGATCAGTTCGCCGTTTACGATCTCGCCGTCGCGGCATTGCATCTCGGCTTCGCGCCAGGTATTGGCCTCAATCTGGCGACCGTAGGTGCGCAGGCCTTCCATGCGGATCAGTTCGAAGGTCTTCATGCCTCAACCCTCCCCTGCGGCCAAATGCTCTTCACGACCGCGAGCGGGTCGCAGTCCTCCATCAGAATCATCGTGAAGCGCTTGGCGCCTACGACTACGGTCAAGGAGCGTTTCATTGGGCACCTCGCGGCTTGAAGTCAGCTACCATTGATCGCGCGGAAGGACGCTGCGGACGAACCGTCTGCTCCTGCTGCTCTTCCCGGTCCTGGGCGCAACTGACGAAGCGCGCGAACTCACCCTGGAACTGCAACAGGCAGAAGCCCGGCTTTGCGTGTCGACACTTCACGACATCAAGCTCGGTGATACCGTTCTGTCCACGCTCAGTGCTCATATCCCGGTGAGCCATGATGATCACGTCGGCGTCTTGTTCGATCTCGCCGGAATCGCGCAGGTCGCTCATTTTTGGCTTGGCGTCGGCCCGGGTTTCGATGCTCCGATTGAGCTGAGCAAGCGCGACAATTGGAATGCCAAGCTCTTTGGCGAGAGCCTTGAGCCCTCGGCTTATGGCGCCAAGTTCTTGGTTTCGGTTCTGATGACGGTGACTCGGATCTGAGGTGATAAGCCCGAGATAGTCGATGACGATCAGGCTCAGCGGCTTTGCTCGATGCTGGAATCGGGCGATGGAGCAGATCCGACTGAAAGTCAGTCCTCCCTTGTCGCAAATTCGCACATCACCCCTGGAGACTTGGTCCACTGCGGCAGTCATGCGCGCAATAGAGTCCTGGCACTCCAGCGCTTTGCCTGAGTCGATCGCCGCTTGCGAAACACCAGAAAGCGATGCGAGCGAGCGCTTTGCAAGTTCGGCTTGAGACATCTCCAGCGAGAAGATCAACGCGGCGCCCCGGTTGCGAACGGCAATTTCGTCAGCAATCCCCACCCCGAGAACCGTCTTACCCGTGCCAGGCCGACCAGCGATGATTGCCAGGTTGCCGGGACGCAATCCCTGGATAACGGCATCGAGGTCTGGCAGGTTGAACTTCAGTCCGACCGACTGAGTTCCCTTCCAGCGAACTTCCATTTCGTCGAAGACTGGGAGCATTGCCTCGCGCAGTGTCACCACATCAGGAGTCTCGTCCTGGGCGTTGAGATCGAGAACGATGCTCTGCGCTTCAGCCACCTGGTCCGGGATTTTCCCTCTCTGAAGGGCGATGTTCATGATCCGTTCGCCCGCTTCGTACAGCTCCCGAGCCTTTGCACGCTCGACGACAATCCTGGCGAAGTTTTCGGCGCTAGCTGTGCTTGCAACCTCGCGCCATAGATCGTTGGCGTATGCAAGCGTAAAGGCGCCACTTGGAAGCTCCGACCTAGCCTCCGCCAGAGAAAGCGGGTCAGGCACGATGGCCTTCGAATGACAGGCAAGGATCAGGCTGTAGATCACCGAGTTGTCGGCATGGCTGAAGTCGGTCGGGGAAAGGAAAGCCCCAACAACCTCGCACAGTTCCGGTTTCTTCATCAGCGCGCCAAGCACACCCTGCTCAGCTTCCATCGCTACCAGAGGACGCTCATGCGGCATCGTACTTGCCCTCCATGAAGCGCTGGATCTTGCTGGCGGTTGTCAGGAACTCGAAGTCTGCGCGCCACCCCCGGTTGTTGTTGCCCAGCATGAAGGGGCAATCCAGAACGTCGTTGAACAGCCCTTCCCAAAACGACAGTCCACCGTCACGGACCGGGAACCCGCCATCGAGCTTGAGGTTGTACGCGGCGCGGATGTGCTTCCGGTGAGCCTCCGTCACTCCCATGCAGCGCTTGAGCTTTCCACCGAGGATCTGGTTGTACAGGTCGCGGATCTTCTCGTAAGGGATGCGATCAATCTGGAACAGCTGTGCGGTCTGGCCGGAGCCAGGCTCTTGCTCTGCTGCTTGCTGCGGAGCGGAATGGGTCGAGGCGTCAGCGTCGACATGCTCTTCCTCTGGAATCAGAGAATCCGGAATCAGAGAATCAGGCGATCTTGGCGATTGCTCAGCACAGCCTTGGTTGTGACCAGGCACTTCCTTGGTTGTGCCTTGTTCTCTCTTTGGGTGTTCTGCGTCAACGCCCGGGAGAGAACTGGCCTGCTCACGGACATGAGGTGTCTGATGCTTGGCAAAGTTAAGAACCTGAATCAGCTTGACCCCGGCAGCCTCATAGCGATGGATGAACCCTGCCTTGGCCAGATCATCCAGCATCAAGTCAGCGTCTACGTTGTCGTAGGGAAGTGCCTCGGCCTTGATCCGTTTCGGGCGATCCTCAAGGCGCCCTTCCCGATCGGCCAACATCCAGAGGTAGATGAACAGCAGGCGAGCGAGAGGATCTAGCTCTGCTAGGTCTTCGTTTGCCATGATTCCGGGTTTGATGTTGCGGGCCCTAGCCATTTGCGATTTCCTCCATCTCTGCCCGGAATTCGGTCCAGTTCTTCACTTGTTTCGCAAATTCGATCAGCTCTTCCACCTCGAGACCCGCCTCGATGGCCTTGGCCATCAGCGGCATGACGTGAGCTTCGTTGACATAAATCCGGCGGCGCAGGATTCCTCTGGCGTAGAGCATTTTCTGCTTTGCTTCGGGAAGGCGCCGGGTGACGCAAATGCGAGGAATGGCATCGAAGCACTCCAGCACTTCCTCCTGATCGGGCGCAGTGCTGAGCTTGTCGGCGGCGATGTCCAGGGCGTCCAGGATCTCCTCGACGGAGAACTTCTTGATCCATTTGCGGATTACCGTCTTGCCGTGCTCGTTGACCGAGTGGCCGACCATGCGCGCGGTGATGCGATCGGCAATCAGCTGTACGGTCTCTTCACCGAAAGACTGGAGCTCATCGCGCCAGGCCAGCATCATTTCCAGCTGCTCGCGGCGCTCGTTCAGGTCTTCCAACTGGGCCCGCTGACGATCCAGCATTGAGGTGTCCGACAGCAGGCGATCCGACTTGCCGAGATTGCAGGGCAGGCAGGCGGTCACCAGGTTGATGATCTCGTTGTCGCCGCCCTTGCTCACCGGGTTGATGTGATCGACATGCAGGACCACGTCAGGCGCCTTGGCGCCGCAGTACTGGCAAGTGAAGTTGTCGCGCTTGAACACCTCAAAGCGCACGGACTTGCGAATGCTCTCTCTGTAACTCATACTCAGGTCTCCACGTATTGCTATACGCGCAAGCCAGCTGCAACTGGCTTGCGCACCGACAAAGCCCTGTAGTAGTCGCTCAGGGCTTTGTTGTATCTGCGCCTCCACTCACTCGAACCCATACCCGCCAGCTCTTCAGCAGCGTTAGCCATTGCGGCGTAGTCGGTATTCGTGAGGTGTTTTCGCATCAATCCCACCCCAACGGTCCAGGCCGCTTCTTCTCGGCCTGCAAGCCAAGCTCGGCCAGGGTCTTGAGCGCCTGGATGTACTCGGATGGATGACACTGAGCCGACATCGGGACGACCTGAAGCTCCAGCAGCGCAAGCACCTTGCACCACCGCTCTATCTCGCCCTCTTTCCAACGACTGACAGTCGATTCGCTCACGCCGATTGTGTCGGCGACGGTCTTCTGACCCACCGACAAAAGTCGGTTGAGGATCAGGGATTCGAACTCCCGTGCCCTTGCATCGCGCTCGGGGTTTAATTGGCTGGCTGTCATGTCAGGCGGCCTTCTGATCAGCCTTCAGCTTGTTCTTGCTGATGACTTGAAGTTGGTACTGGCGGCCTACGGGGATCGACTCTCCCCACTGCGTGACAGCGCTCGGCCGGATGCCCAGGGCCTCAGCGAGCTTCTTTTTGGAGCCAAAATGCTGGATGGCTTCGTTCATGTTCATTGCGCGTCCTCGCGTAGCAATGAACCAATTTCAGCACACTGAAATAATGTTCGCAACAGGCTTCCGAGTTTTGCACTCACTTAAATTAAGCTGTCTTAACATCATCGGATGAACAGAAACGAACGAATCGCGCGAGCCATCCAGCTCAGCGGAAAAACGAAAAGTGAAATCGCAAAACTTTGCGACGTCGCGCCCTCAGCCGTCACTCAGTGGATTAATGGCGACAGCAAGAGCCTAAAGGCGGAAAGCGCCTTCGCCCTTGCGAAAGCCACCGGCTTCCGCGCGGAGTGGATAACGCTTGGGTCTGGACCAGAGCGCGCCATTGACGTAGGTCCCGACCACAACCAAGGCGAACTTGTCGGCTTGGTCTCTGCCTGGGATGCAGACACGCCGCTTGAGGATGACGAAGTAGAACTGCCGTACTACTCTGAGGTGGAGCTTGCCGCAGGAAACGGTATGACGGAAGTCGTTGAAATCGCTGACAGAAAGCTTCGGTTCTCAAAGGACACGCTTCGGTCAGCAGGCGTGGAGCCGGAATGTGCCGCAGTAGCCCGAGTTCGTGGGCGATCCATGGAGAGGCTGATCCTCGATGGCGCCGCTATCGGCTTCGACACCAGCTTCACACACATCGTCGACGGTGAGATCTACGCCTTCAATCAGGATGGAATGCTTCGCGTCAAGTACCTCTATTCGATGCCCGGGAACTCAGTCCGCATCAGGAGCGAAAACAGCGACGAGTACCCAGACGAGATACTGACATCCGATCAATTCAGTCAAATCACCATGCTCGGACGTGTCTTCTGGTGGTCAACGGTCCGCCGAGCCCCGCGCCGATAGCACCACAAGCCGGACACAGGCCCGCCAAGTGCGGGCTTTTTTGTGCCTGACGATCTCGTCAATTTCAGCAAACTGAAAATATTTTCTTCAGCAGGCTTGACTATGAATTTCAGCGGACTTAAATTTCATCTCAACGCCGCAGAACAACGCAGCGCCAGGCCACCGAGCCGCGCTCTTTCGAAAATTTGGGAACCCTCTGCTGCGCCAACGTCGCGAGACGCTGGGAGAGGCAAAAGACGCAGCCCGAGCTGGGCCGGACAGTCCAGCCGTGCAAGCCCATGCGTTGCACGCGACGTTGCTCAAGTCACCTGCCAATAGACCAAAGAAGCGAACGCAGGAGTGGGAACGAACCCCGACAAGGAGAAGCGACCGAGATGACACCGATTTCACTGATGCCGGTTCATTGAGCCGGCATTGGGAAGTCAGCGATGAGGAAAATCTATGAGAGGCCTTGTTTGTGGCGTCGGAATCAACGATGCGGACTATCAAGTCTCGTCTGTTGTGAATGGAAAGAGGGTCCTATGTCATTTTTATAATAGGTGGCACGGGCTTATCGAACGCTGTTACGGATACAGGCCATACCGCCAACGTTTTTACGAAGGTTGCCGCATGGCAGACGACTGGCTCTCGTTCATGGCCTTCAAAAACTGGATGCAGGAGCAGCCTTGGCAGGGGAATAGCCTGGATAAGGACATTTTGAGGCCATGGGAAAAGTTCTACTGCCAGGAGACGTCAGTCTTCATTCCGCAATGGCTGAACGCCCTTTGTACCGAATCTGCAAATCGAAAAAGCGACCTTCCATTAGGCGTGAGCCGGAATCCCCGCAGCAAACCAAACCCCTTCATGGCACGGATTAGGGGATGCGATGGGAAGCAATTCCTAATTGGCGTTTTCCCTGATCCTGAATCAGCGCATGTCGCATGGAGGGAGGCGAAAGCAAACATTCTCCGAGAAGCCGTCAAGAGATACGAGTTGCTGGATAGGCATGACAACCGAATCTGCGCCGCTCTTGAGGAGCGCGCAAGAAAACTAGAGGAATGACCTTGGCGCCCTTCGCAAGAGGGGCATCGAAGAAGTCAACACGCCCTGGAGGGCAGAACGCGAAACGCCGTAGGGCAATAGGAGACAGAGATGAAATCGCTCATCTGGAAACTGCGTTACGCCGTGTATTTCTACCGCCGAATTGGTGGCGATTGCTGGAAAGACTGGCGCCTTGCATGGGATGCGGCATGCATTAGCTGGGACGAATCTGATGGACCCGAATACCACCCTCACGACAGCGCTGAAGAAGAGCTGAGCGAGTGGCGCAACTAACCCGCCGCCCTGCCGGTAGCAGGGCATCACCGAACACCAGCCCGGATCAGGGCAAACCTAAAACGGAGAATTGCGATGGCGAGCAAGAAAAAGGCTGCGTCCGAAGAGGTCGTGACCGCTTACAAGGGATTCAAGCAGGACCTGACCTGTCGCATCCGGGGAAGCGCCCGGCGTTCGCTCCATTTGCCCTGATACGGCAAGAGAGGAATCCATGCCAGACCTTGGCGAGTTCGCAGCGCTGTTCGTTGTTCTGTTTCTGACTATGTATTGGTGAGGTGAGAGATGAGTGAGTGGATCAAGTGTAGTGATCATCTACCAAACGTTGGCGACAAATGCCTGATCATGATCCCGGTATGTGGGCGATATGAAATAGAAGGAGCAACTTACGAGGGAGAAGGCGAATGGTTAGGCGCATGGTGCCAACGTAAAGGCGAAAGCCAATGTTACAAGGTCAAATACTGGATGCCTAGTCCAGAGCTTCCGCTGGAGAACAGCGTAAATATCGACTGGAAGAGCGCCCCGGAATGGGCATCGCATGCGCTGACTACTGGCCCGCTTTGGGATGGAATCGCCGATATGAACGGTAAGATCGATTTCGGGCAAGAAGGTTCGGACGGCAACCTCTACGACGGCCCCGACGAAGAAGCTTCCTGTGCATTTGTTATTGGAAATGATGCTTGGGTTGTTGTTTCAGTTCGACCAGTCAAACCAACCGCCTAACCGCGCCCTGGCGCATACACACTGGAGGCGAGATATGTATAAGCACGCTTCGATTTCTGATCTTCTCGGAAAGACCATCAAGCAGATCACCGGGTTGGAAGCTGGCAGCGATTCTGTCGATTTCGAATGTGAAGACGGCTCTCTGTTTCGGATGTATCACCAGCAGGACTGCTGTGAGAGCGTTTCGATTAACGATATCGAGGGCGACACAAGCGACCTTGTTGGCCAGCCGTTGGTGGTTGCCGAGGACGTCAGTAGCGAAGACTTCCCGGCGCCGCCTGGGTATTACGTAGAAAGCTACACATGGACCTTCTACCGACTGGCCACAGCCAAAGGCTTCGTCGTAATCCGCTGGCTTGGCGAGTCGAACGGCTACTACTCCGAATCGGTCGATTTCAGCCGCATCAACTGACTTCCCCGGCAAGGACGCCACCCTTTAATGGGGATGACTCTAGTGCGTACCGGGGCGCGTTCGCGTAAGCCTGGAGACTAGAGCCATCCCCACCCTACCAATGAGAGTGATCTGCGCTGCTGTAGCGCATCTGTGAATCCGTAAACGGCCCGGCGGGGCGTGAAGGATTGCGTAGGCACGAACGAGGCATAAGCGGTGTGCACGCCGCTGACGTAGTAGTAGTGCTGATGCTTAGCGCACCACCCGTGGAGGGTGGAGGTAGCTCAAGTAGAGCCGGCAGCGCAGATCACCCTCTATCCCCATACCCCTCATTAGCCCGGCAAGTCCGGGCATTTTTTCGCCTGTATGACGACAGCGATTCGGAACGCTGCCGCATGCACGCGAACGCGAGGTGAGACATGAAAGAACTCGGATATGAGGAAGGCGCCACCTGCAACCGAGACGGCTGCGAAGGCGTGATCGAATTGGAAAAGGTTGAGAATTGCAGTTGTCATATCAGTCCGCCGTGTGCGGCTCACACGAGCGCTGACATGTGTTGTCCAGATTGTGGTTGGCGCGCAGCGGACGATCCGCTCTGCGTACGCGAGATTCACACGATTACCCTCGATGTAGGTGGGTATGGGGCATTCATGGAAAGCAAGCCTCGCGTGCTTGACCCAACAAAAATCGACTGGACATGGGAGCCGCACACAGGCGCATCAATGATCAAGAAGGGAGTTTTCCCCATCGGCACTTCGCGCGCCGAGGTTGAAAAAGCCGTGATCGGGACGTTTGGCGGCCGCTTCGAGTACTTCAACGAAGAGAAAGGCCAGTTCAAGTACATCGCCTACACCGACTGAGGTGAGAAATGAACACTGCATTGAAATACGCCCAGGAGCGCTGGGACAACGCGCTGCCGCCAGACGATGACGGCGACCGCGAGTACGTAACCGCGCAGGTAGGGAAGCTCCTGAACTGCGAGGACGGTGATTGCGTGCCGTTCCATGACAAGCGGCAGCGGGCCTTTTCCGGGCCTGACTTCACGGTCTACGGATTCGCCGGATTCGTGCCTGAGTGGCTTGCAGAGGTCGACAGCAAAGAGTGCCCGATGACCCAGCTACTGCTTGCAGTGCGCCGAGGCGACCTGGAACTGGCCAAACGCATCTGGTTCCGCACATTCGAATCCACGCTTATCGAGAACGCCGAGAAGCTGGTTAGGGAGAGACGCACATGACCATCACCATAGACCTGAAAGAGGCCGCCAAAGTCCTGATCTTCGGCGGCTTTTTTGTGGGCGGTATCGGCGCTTTCGCCTGGGCATTCGTGGGGATGGTTACGCCATGAGCAGAAGTGGATATTGCGACGATTTGGACAACTGGTCTTTTATCTGCTGGCGGGGCGCGGTCAGCTCAGCAATTAAGGGCAAGCGTGGGCAGGCCTTCCTGATTGAGTTGCGCGAGGCTCTGGATGCTATGCCAGAAAAACGCCTTATCGCAGATGAGCTAGAGGCTGACGGCCAGTTCTGCGCCCTCGGCGTTCTCGGCGCCAGGCGCGGGATAGACATGAGCGGGATCGACCCGAATTGCCGAGAGACTGTAGCGGCGGCTTTCGACATCGCTCCTGCTCTGGCCGCTGAGATCGTTTTCGAGAACGACGAATACCCTGGCTCCTACCAGAGGCAGGACGATGGCTCGATGAAGTGGGGGCGCGAAACGCCAGAGCATCGCTGGAGGCGTATGCGCGACTGGGTCGAATCTAGCATCCAGGCGACCATGCCATGAACCACCACCTCAAGCGAATCATGCTCTACACCAAGCGCACCCTGCTCGGCGCGATGGTTGCGATCCTGATCGTGTTCAAGGCAATCGATCTCGGCGGCGCAATCACTGGCGAAGCGACGGCTGAGCAGCCCATTACGCACCTGTCCGCAGCAGGCCGGTAATCCGGATAACTGCGGCTTCCCCAGCGGGCGGTGGGCGGCATGAAGAAAACACCCGCAGCAGCGGCTTCTAGCGCAACGCTATTCATCCCGCGGGGGTGACGCTGCCGAGTGGCGCCGTAAGCGCCTTTCACCTTCTACCTGGAGAACATCATGCGAGCAATGATCTTCATTGCCGGCCTATTCCTGCTCGCCGGCTGCACCGATGAATCAACAGCACGCCGAGCGCTTGAAGGCGCAGGCTACAGCCACATCCGATTCACCGGATACAGCTGGTTTTCATGTGGCCAAGAGGACGTCAAGTCGACTGGATTCGTCGCTAAAGGCCCAACCGGCCAGTCAATATCTGGAACCGTCTGCTCTGGAATTATCTTCAAGAACTCGACCATCCGCCTGGATTAACCCCTCCCTTCACTGGCTGCGCATGCGCGGCGAGGTATCACCATGTCCACTGCACTAGCACCTCTTCTGAACAAGTTCGCCACCCGATACGAGATGGGCACAACGCCCGAAGAGGTGGCTAGCACTCTCAAGCAGACCTGTTTCAAAGGTCAGGTCAATGATGCCCAGATGGTCGCGCTGCTGATCGTAGCCGACCAGTACAAGCTGAACCCCTTCACCAAGGAGTTGTACGCATTCCCCGACAAGAACAACGGCATCGTGCCGGTTGTTGGTGTGGATGGCTGGGCTCGGATCATCAACGAGAACCCACAGTTCGATGGCATGGAATTCTCAATGGACCAGCAGGGAACCGAATGCACCTGCAAGATCTATCGGAAGGACCGCAGCCATGCCATCAGCGCGACTGAGTACATGGCCGAGTGCAAGCGGAACACCCAGCCTTGGCAGTCCCATCCGCGCCGGATGCTTCGCCACAAGGCAATGATCCAGTGCGCACGCCTCGCGTTCGGGTTCGCCGGCATATACGACCAGGACGAGGCCGAGCGGATCGTTGAACGAGATGTCACTCCCGCAGAACAGTACGAGGACGTCAGCGAGGCGGTCTGCCTCATCAAGGACTCCCCAACAATGGAAGACTTGCAGTCAGCATTCAGCAATGCCTGGAAAGCCTACAAGACAAAGGGCGCACGCGACCAGCTTACGGCGGCCAAGGACCAGCGGAAGAAAGAACTGCTGGACGCCCCTATCGACGTTGAACTCGAGGAGACCGGCGATGATCGAGCAGCGTAGTGATGAATGGTTCGCACAGCGCCTGGGGCGGGTGACGGCCAGCAAGGTCAAGGATGTGATGGCAAAGGGGCGCAGTGGCGCCCCTTCTGCTACCCGCCAGAACTACATGATGCAGCTCCTGTGCGAGCGCCTGACCGGCAAGCGCGAGGAAGGATTCACCAGCGCCGCAATGCAGCGTGGTACCGACCTGGAGCCGATTGCTCGCTCGGCCTACGAGTTCAATGCAGGCGTAATGACGATCGAAACAGGCCTGATCATCCATCCGCGAATCGATGGATTTGGCGCGTCGCCAGATGGCCTCGCGGGGGAGCATGGGCTCGTCGAGATTAAATGCCCGTCTACCGCAACCCACATCTACACGATGCAGTCGGGCAAGCACGACACACAGTACGAGTGGCAGATGCTCGCCCAAATGTCATGCAGCGGCCGCGAGTGGGTCGACTTCGTGAGCTTCGACGACCGTCTGCCTGATGAATTGCAGTACGTGTGCTTCCGCTACCACCGCGACGAGGAACGCATTCGCGAGATGGAGTCCGAGGTTAAAGCGTTCCTGGAAGAGTTGGCAGAGCTTGAACATCAGATGCGAGAGCGCATGAGGAAAGCAGCATGAGAGGTGTTAACAAAGTAATTCTGGTTGGAAACGTCGGTGGTGACCCGGAAACCCGCTACATGCCCAACGGCAATGCGGTGACCAACATCACCCTCACCACCAGCGAGAGCTGGAAGGACAAGCAGACCGGCCAGCAACAGGAACGCGCCGAGTTCCACCGCGTGGTGTTCTTCGGTCGCCTGGCGGAGATCGCCGGCGAGTACCTGCGCAAGGGTTCCCAGGTCTACGTCGAAGGCAGCCTGCGCACACGTAAGTGGCAGGGCCAGGACGGTCAGGATCGCTACACCACCGAGGTAATCGTCGACATGCACGGACAGATGCAGATGCTTGGCGGAAAGCCTGTAAATGACCAGGCGGCTCAGAGCAGGCAATCTCCTCAGCAGCAGAGCGCACCGCAGCAGCGTAGCGCTCATGACGAATTCGACGACGATATCCCGTTCTAAATCAACAAGTTACGCGAAATTAAAGGCCCTCAACAGGGCCTTTTCTTTTGCCCGGAGAAAGCCATGGAAACCGACATTCCAGAGATTCTAAGCGACCTGAGAATCGGCGCTGATGCGTGGTGCGGCGTGCAAGAGCCGGTTGCCCATGCGCTGACTCACGATGACATTCAAGACGCCGTTGCTGAGTACCTGGCAGCGGGAGGGGTCATCACGAATATCCCTGCGGGCGTCTCTTCAAATCAGCCGGTCACGTTCAATAGCCGCATTACCGGAGCATCTACCGGAATGGAGCGAGAGCAGCAGAAGCGTGTTCAGGCCAAGCGCACGGCAAAGGACATCGAATACTGCCAGATGCTCGAAGACTTAGTGATCCTCGATTGCGGTCGATGGGAGATCGGCCCTGCCATGGGGATAAGCGATCACACCGTGCAGCGCCTGCTTCGCACTTATTTCTCCACCCGCGCCGAGTTCGACAAGTGGAGGGCATCCGGACATGGGAAATCGACGCTCATAAACGGCGAGAAACCATGCTCGAAGTGCAAGACGCTCAAACCTCTATCTGAGTACTACTCCAACCCGAGCAAGAAGGACGGCCATTGCAGCGAATGTAAGGCCTGTGAAAACGCGCGGAGGCGAGCAGCAAATGCAAAGCAAGCGGCTTGAGTTCCCCGAATCGACAGACGAATACCGCGAAGGCATCGAAGCACGCGACCGCGGCGAACGTCTCCAAGCCTGCCCCTACGGACTGCACATGCTCTATGAGCGTTCGTTATGGCTCGCAGGACATCACGACAGAGACATCGGCATAGCCCCGAGGGTAGCAGCATGAGCCTGCACGAACACGGCTGTTTCACCGACAGCTACCAAGTCCGACATATCAACGCGCAGTGCGTCGTCGGAAAGGTCTTCCGGCACAAGCCAACTAATCGCAGATACATCGCAGTGCTCGAAGCCGGCGGATCCGTTGAGCTTCAAGAGGCTAGCGGGCACAGCACGTACACATCAATCGAAGCGCTCGGCAATGCCGAGGTGTGGGAGAGCTTGAAATGAGCATGGAAATGAACAAAGCGCTGGACCTGCTGCGCGAAATCCGCCCGAGCATTCCGAAGGAAGTGTTAGAGCTTTGGTGCAAGGACCGCGATGCATTCCTAGCATCGCATCCTGCGGTAGAGCAGGCAGGCGGGGATGAGCGCGCCAAGTTCGAATACTGGGCCAGTGATGAAGGAATCTACCCGAAGGCGGTTGAGCGCTCCGGCAACTGTTACAAACTGGCGCAGACGCAATCGTACTGGATGGCCTGGCAAGCCCGCGCCGCCCTGGCGCAACCCTCCCCGAAGTGCTCGACCTGCGGCGGTACTGGCATGGTCGATGATGGCGAGATTGATTGCTACTCGGACGGCACGCCATTCGAAAACGGCCCTGTGAAGTGCGTGAAGGATTGCCCGGCCTGCAAAGCGCAACCCTCCCCGGCGCAGGCCGAGCAGCCCACCGCCGACGACTACGAGGAAGTCCTGGCAGATCACCGTCGTCTGGTACGCGAGATGGACGTGCTGCTGAACGGAGAGGCCTACGCAGCCAAGCAGGCGATGCTGTGCGACCTGGTCAGCCAGGTGGAGGCCGAGGTTCGCAAGTCCGGCCAGCCGCTGCTGGTCAGCGCCGAGCGATACCGCTGGCTGCGCAATGACGACAACTGGGGCGCCGACGATTCCGAGGGGCAAGGTACCAGCAAGTGGGCCAACCTCGGCGAACTCTCCGGCACTGACTTCGACGCCTATCTGGATCAGCTGCGGGGCTATAACCCGGTAATGGACATCGACCCCGAGCATTCCAAGGCCATCGCGAAGCGCGGGCGTGACGCCATCGTAGCGCAGGCAGAGGGCGCTCCAGTGATCGGATGCCTCTGCGGTATGCCGATGACTGAGGGTCGCCATTCGCCAGGTGGTTGCACCAGCCTTGAAGAGTTCGCACCACACCTCTCCGCCCAGGCGCAGGCCAAGCAGGCGGAGCAGCCGGAGGTTGTGGCGCGCGTCGATGGTACGGATGAGGACTGGTTCATCCAACCAGAGGACGAAACCGAGCTGCACAACGAAGGTCTGCTGTTCGCCGGATGCGAGCTTGGCCGCATGATTGATTTCGACCGCATCGTCGGGGCGCTGCGGGCTGAGCGTGACGGGGCGATCAAGCTACTCGGGCAGAGCGTCTGGCAGAAGATTCAACTGCTAACGCAAGAGCGCGACGCCGCTAACGCTCGTCTGCACGAAGTAGCAACGGCCTGCGCTACGGCAGAGCAAGAGCGCGACGCCGCCCTGGCCAGGGTCGCGGAGCTGGAAGGGAAGTTGACGGACTGGGTGCACGAAGGGTTCCGGCTCAACGAGGCGCTAGCGGTCGCCAAGGCTCAGCACAGCGTGCCGGATGACGACATGATCTTGCAGATTTTTGCCGATAATGCTGAGCACTCGGAACAAGGCGACGAGCATGGCTACTGTATCGTGCGCGAACAGCATGCTCAAGCAATTGCGCGAAAACTGCTCGCCGCCGCGCCCGGCAACTCGGCTCAGCACAGCGTGCCGGAGGGCTGGAAGCTGGTTCCGATTGAGCCGCTTCTCAACATGATGAGCGACAAGGACCACGACACCCGAATTACGGCTGAGCGCCAACTGCTTTCCATACTCGCCGACGTGCCCGGCAACTCGGTGCCGCAGGCATGGATCGACGTGCAGGCAGAGCGCCGCCGGCAGATCACCGCCGAGGGCTGGACGCCGGAGCACGACGACCTCTATTGCGCCGCCGAACTTCCGCGCGCCGCAGCGGCATACATCCTCAACGGAGCCAATGACGAAGCGCCCGCCATCTGGCCGTTCGTGACGAAGTGGTGGAAGCCGAGAGACGCGCGTTCCAACTACGTGCGTGCCGGCGCCTTGATCCTGGCCGAGATCGAGCGCCTGGACCGCGCCCGGCAAGGAGGTAGATCATGAGTGAGGTGGAGCGGTTCAACGAATACACCTGGGGGGTTACTGAGGATGAGCACGGGGAGTACGTCAGATATGCAGACTACGACGCCCTAGTCGCCAAACTAGCCATGGCCGAGGACGCAGCGGCAAAGGGAGATGCTGCCCGCCAGCAGTGCGGCGGCATGGAGATGGAGATCGAGGAGCTTCGCGCCGAACTCGCGACACTGCGCGCAAGGGTGGTGGTTGTGCCGGAGCGGAAGCTTCTAAATGCCGGCGTCCCAGGGCTAAATCGTAATAGCGGCTGGAACGCCTGCCTCGACGAACTGGCGCGCATCAACGGTATGACGGTCAGCGAGGGGCTTGTGCAGGGGATGGCCAAGTTCGCGCGCGAGATCATCTGCGGAGCCCTCGATGGCGGAAGCTTCGATGGGGCAGGCATACAGGAAAGCGCTGAACGCCATGGACTGATCGCCAAGCAGGTGATGAACGAGCCATGCCGCGGCCCAGAAGAGTACTGCGCATGCGCCTGGTCTACCTCGTTCCCGACTGAATGCTACCGGATAACGGCAGACCTTCGCGTCCTGCTCAACCAGGGCAAGGAGAACGGCAATGGCTGATAAGCTGTCCCTCGTCGGGTTCATCAGCGAATTAGGGATCAGTCGATCGCTCGCTGGTCGTTGCGGGCATGTATCAAGGGAGAGAACCGAGCGCAGGACCAAGGCACTCTACATGGTCCCGGATGGTCATGTGCCGGTCGCCGAGGACTTGCTGCGACGCATAGAGCGGGAGTGCCGCCGAGAGTCCGATTGGAACTGCGAAAACGTTCCGGCAGGCACGAAAGCAGCCACGACACGCGCGAAGAAGATGCTTGAGATTGCGAACGACCTGCGCGACCTGCTGGGCGAGCAGGAGGGAGGGACGCAATGAGCATGGAGTTCATCCGCAAGGCCTATGCCGTTCCATGCAAGCGCGGCGGCCAAGTCATTTACCGAGGGCGCGGCACCGAAGAGCGAGGGACAATCACAAGCGCCAAGGGCGCCCACCTCATGATCAAGCTCGACGGCGAAAGCAAGCCAAGGAAGTTCCACCCGACCTGGGAGTTGCAGTACCTGTCGGAGCAGGCATAGCCACCCATCGCCAACCACTGTACGCACCGATGCCGGAATCCCGGCATCGCTTACAGGCCGCCTTAGCACCAGCCTGAAACCAGCATGGTTACTGGGTTTCAGCGCTTAAACCAAGCTACTTGGCACCACCTTACAGGCCACCCCAAATCAACGAATCCGCCCCCCGGAGGACCAACCGTGGACAACGAAAACAAAACCTTAATCGCCCAGGCGCTGGTCATCGCGCTGATCGTCTTCGGCCTCTTCTGGATAGTCGGTAGCCTCCAGAACCTCTACGAGCAGACAGAACAGAAAGGACAGGAACTGAGCAGATGGAGCAAGCAATGAGAGAAGAGTTTGAAGCGTGGGTCTGGGACATTTACGAAGAAACGCTCTGGTTTGACATGAACAGAGAGTTCGTTCTGAAGCGCAATGGCGACGAGTACTTCGGCAACTTCCTGAATGATCGATGGGAAGCCTGGAAAGCCAGCCGCGCGGCTCTGAGGGTGGAGTTGCCGGATCGTCGCGATCCGTTGAACTGGACCGGAGACGATGAGAACCCAAGATCTTCCGGCTTCAACGCCTGCCTTGAGCGCGTGAAAAAAGCCCTCCAGCAAGCCGGAATCGAGGTGAAGCATGGAACTGCATGACGGTGACGCGACCTTCGTAGGTTCGTTCAACAAAGTCGGATGGACTGATGATGGTCATAAGATGACCTTCGGTTTTCGTCCGCCACGCGGCGAGCAGTTCGTCATCATGTTGCTCGGTTCCGCCAAGAAAGACGCAACTGACTTCGACTTAGAGGCGGCGCTCAACCGCCTAGGCTTCTATCGGAGGGAAGAGTCATGACCGACCACGCAGAGCTGCGGAGGCTTGCTGAGGACGTGATCCGAATTGAGCGGAGCGAGGATGAGCCGATCTCCGCTGCTTGGGATTTGTTCGATTCCGCCGCCAACCCCAAGACCATCCTCGCCCTGCTGGACGAGATCGACCAGCTCAAGGCGGAGAGCGACAGGCTGCGTCAAGGCATGAAAGGCGACTACGACATTGACGCATGGCTGGAATGGACGCGAGAGAAAGACCAGATCAAGGCGGAGAACGAGGTTCTGCGTGGGGCACTGAAGCAGTTCGCCGAGATGCTGAAAAGCATCAATGTGCCAATCGATCTTGACGAAATCATCAAAGGAACCAAGCCATGACCGATATCAACAAGCTGAAGGAATTGGCGGAGCGGTACATCGCCAATCCATCCGGAGCCGGCGGCGAAGACTCCGCATTCCGTGCCGCCGCCAATCCACAAGCCATCCTCAAGCTGATTGCCGAGGTTGATCTGCTGAGCGCTCGGCTCAAGGCGGAGAACTGCGCCCACAAGGACACGCAGAAACACTGCGAGTTGTTGGAGCAGTACTTGAAGGAGTGCGCAAGCGCCCTGCCTGGCACCTACTACATGGACCCTCCAGACGGCGGCAATGTCAGCATACCAGAGCAGATTCGGCGCATGGCGAAGGATGCCGCTCGCTACCGGTGGCTGCGAGAGCGAGACCTCGAAACGATCAGACAAGGCGGCGTATTCGCCGGGATGACCCCGGAGAACATCGTACTCAACCAGGAAGACCTAGACGCTGAAATCGACGCAGCCCTGGAAGGAGACAAGCAATGAACGACCGCGAACTACTCGAACTGGCGGCGCGGGCGGCGGGCTATCAGTTCTCATACCCGTACCACTCCATCTCCATCCCGTTAATCCTGGCAGAGACTGGGCGGTGGCGACAATGGGACCCACGACACGACGACGGCGACGCGCTGAGGCTGGCAGTTCTGCTTAATCTGGAGATCCATAGCCCAAAGAGCAATCCGACAGTCATGTTTAGAACTGCTGAAAACGATGTCTTCTATCAGGACACGTGCATTCGACTAGCCATCGTCCGCGCCGCCGCCGAGATCGGCAAGTCTATGGGAGGTGGGGAATGAGCGAAACCGTAGAAGTGAAGATCTGGGATCTTGAGGGGGCAGCGCTTAATTGGGCCGTTGCAATGGCTGAAGGCGAAGAGGTCATTGTCCATGACATTGGACAGTACCGTTATGACGTGAGAGGCGGCATTCACTGCTGCAAATATGGCTGCACCTTTGGCCCTCGCTCGATTACTGAAGAAGTCGAGCGATACGAACCTTCGGACTCATGGGCTCAAGGCGGACCACTGATTGAAAAGCACCGCTTTGAATTCGAGTGGATCGGTAGCGACTGGCATGGCGAACCGCTGCGATTCTTCACAGCCTGCGGCTGCGATATGCCAGCTGATGCAGCATCGGCAGGTCCAACCCACCTAATAGCAGCCTGCCGCGCCATCGTTCGAGCGAAGCTGGGCGAAACCATCAACGTCCCAGCCGAACTCATCAAGTAACCCAGCCGGGCGCCACTAGCTCTCCCTGAGCTAACCCGGCTGGGCGTCTAAATCCTACCATCATGCCCTCCCCGGCAATAGCTGGGGCGGAGAGGTATTGTCTATGAGTACCGCAGAGCAAATCGAGTACGAAGACAAGGTGCCCGAACAGGTCATGGCGGCGCTGCTTGGGATAACCTACCGCGCCCTACAAACCAGACGGTCAAAGGGACAGATTCCAGAAGGCGTCTGGAACAAGGTCAACGGGAAAATAATCTACAGTCGACGGAGATACGACGAATGGCTCGAAAGCCTTTGGGTATGCCCACCGGGGTGGAAGTCATCGGCAACTCTATCCGTATCCGCTTCATGTGGAACGGAACAAGGAAGTGCGAAACACTCCCCTATCCCGCGACGCAAAAAGGGATTAAGACTGCATCCGGTCTTAGAGATCAGGTAGTCCAGGCAATCAAGCTGGGCATCATGGATGAAGCCCGGTATGCAGAGTTCTTCCCCGGGTCTGCGATTGCGGAATCGGTCAGCAGCCAAATCCCCCTGTTCGGTGAGCATGCTCAACTCTGGCTAGACAGCCGAGAGATCGTGCTTGGGACACGCAAGAACTACAAGAGCATCCTCAACCAATACTGGATGCCACATCTAGCAGTAGCCCGGCTTGATCAGATCACCCCTACCCTCTTGCGCCGAATCATCAGCAGCATCGAGTGGACGTCGCCAGGCGTGAAGCGAAACGCGATGTTCAAGCTGTCGACGATCCTAGATTCCGCTGTGAAGGACGGTCTGATCAAGAAGAACCCGATGGCGCCCCTTGAGAAGCCTCGGGTGTCTAAGAAACTGGTAGATCCATTCACCCGGGACGAGGCAGAACGCATCATCCAGCACCTGTACGCGACCCTTGGGAAGTACTCAAGGATCTACGCCGCACTGTACGAATTCCTGTTCTTCACTGGTCTTCGGCCTGGAGAGGCGTTCGCCCTTCGATGGGACGAGGTAGACGAAGAGGCACGACGTATTCATGTGTGCCGGATCGTCATAGATCGCGGGATCGAGGAACGCGTAAAGACCAAGCATGAGCGCGACGTGCTGCTCAATGATCGAGCATTGAATGCCCTGGTAGAGGCCAAGCGGATTGCGCGCCTGAGGCGCGTCGCATCAGTCTCGGAGTTCGCGGTCAGCCCGTTCGTATTCCCGCCCAGCAAAGGCGGGCTGTGGATCAAGGAGCCAAGTGTTACCATAAAGCACTTCCACGCCGCGCTTGATGCTCTATCCATCCGAAGGCGCCGGCAGTATGACACCCGCCACACATACGCGACCATGTGCCTGATGGCTGGCATGAACCCTGCGTTTATCGCTGGACAGCTAGGCCACAGCGTGCAGATGCTGCTATCGACCTATGCCAAGTGGCTGAACTCCGCCTCGGATTGGAGCGAGTTGGAGAAGCTACAGACCAGGGTTAAAACTGGTACGGAATTGGTACAGGAAGCAGAGGAAGGCGCGTAACCATCCCGCAAAGCCCCGCAGGACAATGCCTTGATATCTACAGCTAACATCACCATGC